CGTCACCGAGAAGCGATCGAAGGGGGCTCGCTACCGGGCTCTCAACGAGCTCACCCTCCGAGGCATCTTCCTCGCCTTGACGGCGTGGGAGGACGATCCGGTCGAGTTCTTCGTGATCGAGAACGTCCCCCGCATCCGGACCCGCGGCGTGGACTATCTCGACGCGATCAAGGCAATGCTCGACGCCCACGGCTACTCCTGGGCGGAGACGGACGTGTGCCTCGGCCGGCTTGGCGGGCTCGGGCAACGGCGGCTGCGCTACCACCTGGTGGCGAGACACAGGGAGAAGGTGCCGCCGATGCTCTACCAGCCGGAGGAGCGCCCGCTGCGCTCCGTCGGCGAGGTGATCGGAGGCTTTCCGATCCCGGGCACGCTCGAGGCGGATGCCTGCGGCGCCATGCACAGCCTGCCACGGCTCGAGTGGAGGACCTGGGTGAGGTTGGCCCTCATCAAAGCCGGCCACGACTGGCGGTACTTGAAGGAGCTCGAGGTCGAGGACGGGATCGTCCAGGGACTCTCGATCGTTCCGGCGGCGGCCTATCACCACGGGGCCCTCGGCGTCCTGCCTTGGGATGAGGAGGCCGGCGCGGTCACCGGCGGCGCGGCGGCGCAGACCGGGAAGTTCTCGGTCCAGGACCCGCGGCCGCGGATGAGCGGTGACTACGGCCAGTACGGCGTGGTGCCGTGGGAAGACACCGCCGGTACGGTGACGTCGAAGTCGGAGCCCGGCTCCGGTCGCTATACGGTCCAGGACCCCCGCGTTCGCCACCCGTGGAAGTGCATGTACGGCGTCCTCGACTTCGAGGAGCCCGCCGGCGCCGTCACAGGTGGTGCCTCAACCACGCGCGGCGCCTACTCCGTGAGCGATCCGCGGCTCGCGTGGAAGCCCACCGCCCACCGGAACAAGCTCCGGGTCACCGACTTCGACCAGCCGGCCGGCACCGTCACGGGCGCGGACCGCGTCGGGTCTGGAGCGCCGTCGATCGCCGACCCTCGGCCGATTGGGGCCCGCGGCGGGAAGGGAAAGTACCGAGTCACCCGATGGGACGAGCAGTCCGGGGCGGTGATCGCCGCCTCCTCCACCGGCCAGGGCGCCTTCGCGATCCAGGACCCACGTCTCGAGGGCCGTCGCGCCTTCTGCAACGTCTTCCGCGTGGTCGACTGGCGGGAGGCATCCCAGGCGGTCACCGCTGGCGGGGGGCCGACGGCCGGCGGCCAGGCCATCGCGGACCCTCGACCGACTATCGACGACCGGTGGCTCGGCGGTGGTCCTTACGGAGTCCTGCCGTGGAACGATCCCGCTGGCGCCGTCGCCGGCAAGGCCCGCCACGACAACAGCCGAGTGAACGTCCAGGACCCACGTCTCCCGGAGGCCAGCGACCGCCTGGAGGCCGTCATCATCGCCCTCGACGGTTGCTGGCACCGGCCCCTCACCACTCTGGAGCTCGCCGCTCTCCAAGGCCTCGTCAGCCCCGGCGAGGTGCTCGAGCTCGAGGGCAAGAGCCACACCGCCTGGCGGGAGGGGATCGGCAACGCCGTGCCGCCGCCGGCGGCCGAGGTTGTCGGGTCCGTCATCTGCCAGGCCCTCCTCGCGGCGTGGTCTGGCGTCTACCTCCAAGCCGCCCTGACGGAGCCCTGGTGCCAGCCCTACGTCATCGCGGTGTCCCTCGACCGATAGGAGCCCACGATGGAATTCCAGACGTGCAGGATCTCAACCGTCGTCCGATACACCGATCGACGCTCCGGCTCGGGCGGGATCGGCCACGCCCTTTTCGAGTACACCTGCGTCCTGCCCTACGTCCCGCGGCAGGGCGACCTCCTGTTCCTCGACACCGAAGACCGGGGAGACCCGCCAGCCATCGGCATCCGCGTCCGGGCCGTCCGGTGGTCGCTTCGCCGTCCCGAGGTGATCGAAGTCCACGGCGAGGAGCACGTCTTCCTCGGCCGTGAGGGGCTCGCTGCCATGCTCGACGACCAGATCTCCTTCCGCCAGATCCTCGGCCTGGTCCGAGTGGGCTTCACCTGCCACGACGACGGCGACCTGCTCGAGACCTGTCGGGAGATGGAGGAGGAGTGGCAGGCCAGCCGAGACCAGCCCATTGAAGACGACGCCGGCGAGGAGTCGGAGGAGGTCAAGCCCGGGTGAGCGCCACCACCATCCCCTTCGCCGAAGACCTCGATCTGCCGCTCGAGATCGTGACGCAGCCGTGCGGGATCCTCGCCCGCCGCGGGTGGGGGAAGACCTACACCGCGAAGCTACTCGCCGAGGGCATGATCCGCGCCGGCGCCCAGGTGGTGATCGTCGACCCGGTTGGCGTCTGGTATGGGCTCACGATGTCGGCCGACGGCACCGGACCCGGGCTCGAGATCCCGGTCCTGGGCGGCCTCCACGGCGACGTGGAGCTCCGCGAAGGCGATGCCGCGGCCGTCGCCCGCCTCGTGGCCGAAGAGGGGTTGACGGCCGTCCTGGACGTCTCCCTCATGAGCAAGGCGGCCCGGCAGCGCTTCGTCGCCCGGCTCGCGGAGGGGATCTTCCAGGGCAAGAAGACGCACCGCTCCGCGCTGCACATCATCCTCGAGGAGGCGCAGCTCTTCGCGCCGCAGCGGAGCGCCCGGGGCGACACGGCGGTGATGCTCGGCGCCGTCGAGGACCTCTGCCGACTCGGGCGCAACGTCGGCATCGGCTACACGCTGGTGTCGCAGCGCCCGCAGTCGGTCAACAAGGAGGTCCTCAACCAGGTCGAGGTGTTGATCGTCGGGCAGATCAGCGGCCCCCACGAGAGGGCGGCGATCAATGACTGGGTCGTCCACCAGGACTTCGACGTCGCGGCGATGGTCCAGGAGCTCCCGTCCCTTCAGCAGGGCGAGGCGTTCTTCTGGTCGCCCTCATGGCTCCGGGAGGCCCGGCGGATCCGCGTCGGCCAGATCACCACCTTCGACAGCAGCAGCACGCCCGTCGTCGGCGCCCGGGACGTCAAGCCGGTGGCGCGCCCGTCTGTCGACCCGGAGGCCCTCCGGGAGGCGCTCGAGGCCGCTGGGGCCGCCGAGCGCGAGGAAGACCCCCGGGATCTCCGCCGGCGGATCGCCGAGCTGGAACGGGAGCTGGTCGAGCCCGCCGAGCCCCAGGTGGAGTTCATCGAGGTGCCGATCCTCAGCGACGAGGACCGCGAGCTGCTGCAGGAGCTGCGGGACACCCTCGACACGATCCTCGACGCGACCGCGCCAGACGCCACGGCCCGGGCGCCTCAAGCCCCGCGGCCACCTTCGGCGACCCAGGCGAAGGCGACCCCCCAGCCTGCCCGGCCGCCGGCGACCGAACGGAAGCCCGTCCCGACAGCACTCGCGACCGACGCGGCCCAGGTGGACGGCCTGCCGAAGGGCGAGGGCCGGGTGCTCGCCGCCGTGGTGCAGCTCGGGGGCCGGGTGAGCGGTCGCCGGGCGGTGCTCATGGCCGGCTACTCACCGCGCAGCAGCACCGCCCGGAACATCCTGTCCGGGCTCCGGACAAGGGGGCTGATCGAAGGCAGCCTCACCGGGGAGCTCGAGGCGACCCAGGAGGCCAGGATCATCACCTCGCGGGTGCCATCGCTGCCCCGGGGTGAGGAGCTGCGCCGGTTCTGGCTGGAGAAGGTCCCGGGAGGGGCGCCGCGGGCGGTACTCGAGGCGCTCATCCGGGTCTACCCGCGGGAGCTGTCGCCGGAGGAGATCGAGGAGGCGACCGGCTACAGCGCCACCAGCAGCACGCTCAGGAACGCCGCCTCGAGGCTCCGCGGCTTCGAGCTCGTCGAAGGCCGCGGCAGCATCCGGGCGAGCGACGATCTGTTCATCTGACCGTAGTGGTAGGATCTCTATGAACCCGCAACGCACAAGGAGGTAACGATGTCGCAGAAAGACCAAGACACCCTGTTCGCCGGAAGCGCCGGACAGGACACCAGCCACCGTTCCACCCCGAAGTCTCCACCCCCCCGCGAAGAGGAGCCACCCCGGCGTCCCAAGGTCGAGGTCCTCGAGCCCCACGCTCTCCAGGTCCTCGGCGTCCGGAACGTCGGCGAGATCGAGCAGGAGCTATCGCTGATCGACGAGCTCACGATGATGGAGAAGGCCTCGGAGCTCTTCGACCGCCGGGCTGCTCTCCTGGCTCAGGCCCGCGAGAGCGCGATCCGGCGGACGTCGCCCCAGGACTGGGTCCTCTTCAAGGACAAGGGCGGCAACGTCACCGGGATGCTCTGCAAGTCGGGCGCTGAGAAAGTGGCCGACATCTATGGCATCCAGATCTACAACCTGCGCCCGCTCGGGCAGGGCAGCGTCTTCGAGCCCCGGATGGAAAAGGATGGCGAGGAGGTCCGCTACTACGGCTGGCTCGACGCCGTGTCGCTCGTCACCGGCCGGCGGGTCGAGTCGATCGAGTTCGGGCGCTCGTCCTCCGAGGACTTCATCGGCCGGGCCGCGATCTCGAGCACCTCGACGTTGGTCAAGAAGGCGGACCTCAAGGCCGCGATGTTCTCGAACGGCCGGACGAAGGCGGTGCGCATCATCTGCGCGATGTCGAACGTCCCCGGCGAGGAGCTCCAGGCCTGTGGGATCGACGTCGAGAAGTGCCGGAAGGGGTCGGGCTACGGGACCTCGACGGAGCGCGGCGCCAGCAGCGTCACCACCGATGACGTCAAGGAGACCCGGAACAAGCTCGGCGAGGAGATCCTCGCTCGCGTGGGAGGTGACGCAGCGGCCGCGGCTGACCTCCTGAAGGAGATCACCGCGAACCCGAACGCGAAACCGAAGGCGTTCCCAGGCTTCGACTCCATCGGGAGGATCACGAAGGACTGGCAGGTCGAGAACGCCTGGAAGAAGCTCCGCGAGCATCCGACGTTCGGTGACGCCGAGCAGGGTGGGGGTGCCTCCTCATGAGCGTGCCGGCCGAGACCCCGAAGCCCCCCCCCCGCTACTTCGACTGTGGCGCCACGCCTCCGCCGCTCCTGGAGAGCCGCACGCGGCAGATCGGTGGTGGCCTCCCCACCAGCATCGCCCTCTGCTCGGACTGCGCCAGGAAGAACGATGAGGGGCGCTCGTCATGAGCGAGACCCCGAGCATCGCGAAGTCCGTCGCCGACGCCTGGACAGCCAACACCACTCGCTTGAAGGCCCGCTCGCCCTCCGGCCGCCGCACCTACGCCTGGGCGAGCGGTTGGCATCCCTGCCACCGCGCCATGGACCTCGACCTTCTCCACCCGGAAGACCGCACCTTCGGCGAGGACACCCTCGAGCGCTTCCGCCAGGGCGACGACTTCGAGCGCTCAACCGTCGCCCACCTGATGCACGCCGGCGAGCTCGCCCAGCCAGCGTTCCAGGTGGTCGGCGGTCAAGAGCGCTTCGAGGTCAAGAACGCCGGCGGCCGGGTGATCCTCGTGGGGAAGATGGAGGGCGAGCTCTACTACCCCGAGACCCGCCAGTACGTGCCCTTCGAGATCAAGGGGGGGCAGGCGGTCCGGGGCGTCTCCTCGCTCGAGGACTTCGCCGCCTCCCCGTGGACCCGCCAGTACCCGTACCAGCTCCTCACCTACATGCACGCGAAGGGGCGGGAGGCGGGGCTCTTCATCCTCTGGCGGCCGGCTCGACCGCAGTTCGTCGAGATCACCATGGGGTCCCGGGAGCGGGGGATGCTCGAGGAGTTCCTGCGCCGTGCTGACGAGAGCACCGCGGTGGCCGCCGGCGAGCGCGAGCTCCACCCCTTCATCGAAGACGCCGGCGAGTGCCGACGGTGCTCCCACTTCGGCAAGTCCTGCCACCCTCCGATCCAGTACGGCGAGGGGCTCCAGCGCATCGATGACGAGGTCCTCCTCTCCGATGCCGAGCTGGTCTCCCGGAACGAAGGCCTGGTGAAGGAGTTTGGCCGGGCGAAGGACCGGCTCAAAGAGGCCACCCGCGGCATGGAGCACGTCATGCTCGGGGACGCCTTCGAGATCGAGGGCTCCTGGGGGAAGAGCACCTCGTTCCCCATCCCGAAGGCGATCAAGGACAAGTACAAGGTCGTCAACGAGAAAGGGAGCTGGTCGATCACGATCACGCCTCTCAAGTCGGTCGAGGACTGAGCGAGCGCGGTCCACTCACCCGTCGCGGTTGACGAAGCCGCGGCGGGCGCATAGCATCATCAGCAGTGCACCGTCAAGGGAGGGACGAGCTCATGAGAGTGCTCTGGCAGGACGCGACTCGCGCCACGGCGATCCGGCTGGTCGACGGCGAGCCCGAACCGGTCCTCGAGGTGGTCACCTCGGGTGAGGACTGGGGAGCGGTGGAGCTCCCACGGGGGGCGGGCGGAATGCTCGCCCGTGCTCTCGATGGGCACAGCCGGCTGCCGGGTGCGATCGCGGCGGCTCTCGACCAGGAGCCCGGCTCTCGCAGCGTCTACCGCGTGGAGGACCACGAGGTCCGCTACTTCGTGGCCTCGTCGCTCCGGGCGGCCTTGGTGGCGTACACGGCGGCAGGCCATCACCTCGACGACAGCCAGACGTCGTCTCTCTCGGTGGAGCGCCTCGCCGACGACGACAAGCTCACCATCGAGGTTCCCACCACCGGGCCGGAGACCTTCAGCGTCAAGGAGCTCGCCGGCGGGCCCGAGGGTCTGGAGCTCAACGTACAGGGTCGGCCGCCGTTCGGCCCGCCCTTCGGCGCCCCCGGCATGGCGCAGCCGTGATGGATCTGCAATGACGATGGGCAACGACGGCCGATAGGCCGCAAGGAGGTGATCATGAGGTGGCGACACGCGGTTCTGCTCGCGCTGGCGATGCTAGTGGTGCTCACGGCAGCGGGCTGTTCCATGCTAGACCGAGGCGTGGAACACGTCGGCGAGTGGCGCGAGACCCGAGTGGAGAAGAACGAGCGTGGATGGCGGGCGCCGGACGGAGGGCTGTACGTCTGCGGCAAGCCTGTCGTGGATGTCCAGCTCAAGGGGCGGACCTGTGCCCTGGAGCTCGCCCCCACCGTGAAGGACTGCCTGAACGACTTCGGCACTTGGTATCATTTCAGAGACGAGGACGGGCTTTCAGGGATATCCCGCCAGCCACTCTTCTCGGTTTGCCAGGACGCCGAGGCAGGCCAGCACTTCAAGGACGCCGACGGAATTATCGTGGCTGGCGAGCAGGTGGTCTTGGACGCCGGGAACGGCGCCAGGGACTGAGAATGACCGCGCCGCAAGGCGCACGAAAGGAGAACGACCATGCGACCGAATGCCGCTCTGATCTGTCTCGTCCTGGCTGTCCTGGGCCTCACTCTCGGTGGTTGTCCCATCACGGAGGAGACCACCAACATCACCGAGCCCCTCCCGCCCCCACCGGAGCCCCCGGCGAAGGTGACGTGCGCCGGCAGTGCCGCAGCGAACGGGACGAGCATCGACTTCGTCGACCGTTCATCGATCGAACCGCCGGCCCAAGCAAGCCCAGGAGCTGTTCTGTGGGAGCTCCGGTCCGGGTCCGCGACCGTGGTCGGCTCACGGATCACCGACCTGCGCGGGAGAGGAAGCTTCGGGCCTGGGTTGGCCCCAGGCACCTACGCCGTGGATCAGCACGTCACGGCCAAGGACGGGACCTCAGCCGACTGCGCGTACCCCGGGCTTGAAGTTGATGACCCGGCGGAGTTCTGATGGCAACCCCCTTCGACCGTCCGGACGGAGCCGGCATGTCCCGGACGAAAATCACCGCCGCGCTGGCGCTCCTCGTCCCCATGGGCCAGCGCTATTTGGAATCCCGCGGCTGGCAGGTAGACGACCAGGTGGTCCGCGACGTCCTGATCCTCCTGGCGGGTCTCGCGGCCTGGTTCCTGCGTGCCGGGATGAAGGCCAAGGGCGTCGCGACCCCTGACCTCGGCCGCCTGTTCGACGGGTACGAACAGGCGTTCAGGCAGCGGGCCGCCCTCCAGGAGACGGTTCGTATTCTCCAGGCCGAAAACGCCGCGCTACGCGCCCGAGGGGAGGAGCCGTCGTCATGAGCCACCGGGCAGCCGCAGTCCTCCTCGTCGCGGGGCTGGTCTCCGGCGTACCGGCAGCCGCCCAGCCGATCCTGTTCTCCGAGGAGGACCCATCGGGGTGCTACGCCTTCGAGGGGACAGAGAGGCTCAGGGGCGGCATAGAGTTTCCGGAGCAGGTCGCCCCGGTCTGGTTCTTCGTGTGCCCGTTCGGCCAGAGGCCGCTTCTCGAGCGGCCGGATCCTGAGGCGAAAAGTCCGCTCCAGGTCGTGTTGGAAGACCTTGCAAAGGACGCGCGAGATCCGGAGGCGGCCTGGTGGGCTGGGCAGCTTGCGACCTGGGACCCGCGGACGCTCCACGGCAACCTGTGCAAGGTGGTCGCCTACAGCCGTTCGATCGAAAAGTTCCAGGGGGATCCGAAGCCTGGCCGGAACCGCTCCGCAAAGGAGATCCAGGCGTACCTTCTTGACCTCACAGGACCGGGCCGGCCGCCGGAGGTGCAGCGCTTCCGCCCCATCGTCCAGAGCTGGAAGCCAAGGACGCTGAAGGCGTGGCACGATGGGGCGAAAAAGGTCTGGCCGGTGATCGCCCGCGTCGCCTGCCCAGAGCTCGAGCCGTGACCGCCCCCTCTCCCACGATCCGCAAGTTCGTAGACCTCGCCGAGGTCTTCCCAGGGGACGACATCCGTCCTCTCCTGGTGCTCATGGAAGAGCGGCTGACCGGCGATTCCGCATGGGCGAGCCTGGCGATCTGGCTCGTGCGAACCAAGCTCGACGGGGCCGCGCGCGCCCGGCTGCGTGCCGAGCTGGACTCCCTGGACGGAAGTCGGACGTGAGCCTGCACCCCTGGGCGGCACAGGTGGTAGCGGTCCGGGCAGGTGCCGCCCCGCCCGTGATGCCGCTCTTGATCCCCCCGAGGCTCACGAAAAACCAGGCGGCTGGCCACGCCGCGCAGCTACTCGTGTGCTGCGAATACGCCCCGGAGGGTCACCCGCTCGGCGACGAGGCGTCGGCGTCGCGGGCCGCCGAGCTCCTGAGCGAGGGAATCGACAGGGAGCGCGCTGGCGGGCTCTTCGGCGGGGAGGGGCCGGCGTCCTATGCGCTCCAGCACTGCGCGGCGCGGGGGGTGGCCACCACGGCGCTGATCAGCCTTCATGCGCGGTACCCTGGCGCCGGTGCGATCGAGGAGGCGCTGCAGCGTGTTGCAGGGTGGTGGGCCGCGGTGATCTCGGGGGCACTCGAGCTCCGCGGCGTGACGGGGATCGTGCGCTGGCCGGGCGACCGCCAGAAGGGCCAGATGGCGGACGAAGAGGGTGGGAACGAAGCCCTCGGGCTGGACGTGGTGGCGGACTGGGCCGACCCGTTGCCGGCTGGACAGCTTCACCCTGATCTCCGCCTCCGGCTGCGGGAGACGCCGCCGGATCACCCGTATTTCACGACGCACCGGCAGACCCACGGCCTCCTGAGGGCCGAGCTTGCCGGCCCTGCCGGGCTCTTCCTGCGGCCGCTCGTGCCGCCGGATCGTCCCCGTGCCTTCGGGCGCCTCGATCACGAGGTGTACGTCTGCTACGACCCGCTCGGCACTCTCACGCCGGAGCTTCCCGCCAGTCTCGACACGGACGGGAAAGATCAGGAGGTGGACCGCGTCGTTCGCTGGAACCGGGAGGCGCGCCTGTACCAGGTGGAGGTCGGCGCGGCCAAGATCCCGAAGGGCTTCACGGCCGAGTGGGAGATCCGAGAGGATCTCGCTGGCCGGCTGGTCCGGGTGGTGGCGCTCCACGGCGTCCAGGGTGTCCGGGCCGGCGAGATGATGCCTCACCCGGACGGGACCCGACCGACCGGAGGGGGGTGGCGTCTGCTCATGGGGCCGCAGACCGAGCCGTTCCCGCTCCCCTCTCTGGAGGCCGTGCATGCCGCTCTGGCGCTGAACGATGATCCCCCGCCACCGCCCCCACCCCCGGAGTTCCTGCCGCCGAGCATCATCACCTGGCCGAGGGTCAACCGCCCCGGAAGCAAGCTCCACTCGGTGGCCCTTCTCCGGGCCGCGGCCGTCCTCGCCGAGCGAGAGCTCGCCCGTGACCCGGTCGGTGGCACCGACAATCCGGAGCTCGCGCGGCTGGTGACGGTCTACCGCGATCGGTTCCGGCCGGCGGTGCTCCACGCGAGTGTCGGGCCTCCACTCCGCCGGTCATGAACGTCGGCCTGACCCTCAAGTCGATCCGCCTCCGGAACCGCCTCTTGAACCGGAGGGCCGTCGCCCTCCTCGTCTACGTGGCGGACGATCTCTCGATCGCCAGCGGCCGACCCCTGACGGTCTCCCGCGTGCCGCTCGGGCCGCTCCAACCCGGGACCGCGCTGGTCTACGAAGGCCTCGGCCTGCTGCTCGTGCCGCCCCGAGAGGTCGGCTCCGCCATCATCTGGCGGGTGGAGCTCTGGCAAGGCGAGGAAGCGCGGCACCAGGTCGAGCGCTGGCTCTCCGACCTCGTTTGCTCGATCACCCTGTCCGATCCGCTGGTCCGTTCGCTCGCCGCGGCTCCCCCGGATCTCCCGGGCGCCGAGCTTGCCCTGGGTAAGATCGCCGGCAGGATGGGCCACGCGCTTTCGGGTGCCGGGGACGAGCGCCTGGAAGTCTGGCCCGGTTCGCTCCGGTGCTCCCAGGTCGAGGACCTGACCGGGAGCGTTTTCCGCCAGGTGAGCTACCACGCGGAGATCGAGCTCGGCATCCTCGTCACCGAGGGCGAGGGCCCTCAGGCAGCGGACGTCGAGTAGGCAGGCCCACCACTTCAACAGCCCGCGGACCACCCGCCGGAGACGCGGTCTGCTTCGTCTCCTGAGACCCCTTGACTCTGCCCCCGAATCAGGTACACTAAACCAACCGGCACCGCACAGACCGCCGGCCTGAACCAGCAAAGGAGGTCACGCACATGACCCGCAGAGAGAGGAAGGAACGGCGCGCCGAGAGCCGCCGGGAATGGGCCGAGGGCCGCGAGCAGAAGGCCGCCGCCCTCGAACGCCAGAACGAGCCCTTCCGGGGCGACTACGCCTTCAACACGCAGCCCGGGCACATCCCGGAGCGCGCCCGCGCCAACCGCCGAAGCGAGAGGGCCTTCGAGCACCAGAAGATGGCGGCGCACCACCGGGAGCGCGCCGCGGGGATCGAAGACCAGCTCGACCGCACTGTCTTCAGCGATGACGAGGACGCCGTCGAGCGCCTGGAGGCCCGGATCGCCGAGCGGGAGGCGGAACGGGAGAAGCGGAAGGCCGCGAACGCGGCGTGGAGGAAGGCCGGGAAGCCGGGCCTCAACGGCACCGACGAAGACCGCGCTGGCTGGGAAAAGGTCGCCGCCGCCATCGGCGCTGCGTGGGCGGCGAACGCCCGCCGGGGGCTCATGCACCAGGGGCGAAGTGATAGCGGCACCTGGGTGCCCTACTCCTGGGCCAAGCCCTTCGACCTGACGAACCTCGGAGCCAGCATCCGGCGGGATCAGAAGCGGCTCGAGGAGCTTCGCCAGGCGGCCGCGTCATGATGGAGTCGGGGGTTCGGGTGCGAGAGGAGATCCGGTGAGCGGACAGCCCCTCAGGATTGCCCGGGACGCGCCCTTCCCGTGGTTCGGCGGCAAGCGCCGGGTCGCGCCCATCGTCTGGCGGGCGCTCGGAGACGTGCGCGGCTACGTCGAGCCCTTCGCCGGCTCGCTCGCCGTCCTGCTACAGCGCCCCGGCGAGAGCTTCGGCGTCGAGACGGTGAACGACAAGGACGCCTACGTCGCGAACTTCTTCCGGGCCTTGCAGCACGCTCCGGATGAGGTCGCCCGGTACGCCGACTCGCCAGTGAACGAATGCGACCTCTTCGCCCGCCACCTGTGGCTCGTCAACACCGGCCGCGAACGAATCGCGGCCCTGGAGTCTGACCCGGACCACTTCGACGCCAAGGTCGCCGGCTGGTGGGTCTGGGGTGTCTGCGCCTGGATCGGCTCGGGCTGGTGCAGCGGGAAGGGGCCGTGGCAACTCCCCCACCTCGGCGACCCAGGCCGGGGCGTCAACCGGAAACTCCCCCACCTCGGCGACCCAGGCCGGGGTTACGTGCGCACCGAAGCGGTCTACGAATGGATGAACGGGCTCGCCGCCCGCCTTCGCCGCGTTCGCGTCTGCTGCGGTGACTGGTCGCGGGTGGTGACGCCGAGCGTGCTCCGCGGTGGCGGCTACCCTTGCGGCGTCTTCCTCGACCCGCCCTATGAGACGGGCGGGGAGAACTACTCAACCGGCGGTGAGGGGATCGCCGCGAAGGTCCGCGAGTGGGCGCTCGAGCACGGCTCCGATCGTCGGCTGAGGATCGTCCTCTGCGGCTACGACGGGGAGGGGGACATGCCAGGGGACTGGCACTGCCACGGGTACTCGGCGACCGGCGCCTACGTTGGCAAGGGAGCGACCGCCCAAGAAAACCGCCACAGGGAGCGGCTCTGGTTCTCTCCGCACTGCCTGCCGATCGACCTTCGGCACGTCGCGACCGCCGCCGGGCCGCTTTTCCAGGAGCCCAGCGCGTGACCCTACCCGCCGTCTGCGCCCTGTCCATGAGATCGAGTTGATCATGCCAATAAAGGAGAAATGATGGTGCGACCCAGGAAGACGACCATGACCTCGAAGCTGATCCTGTGGGTCAGCCCGGAGATGCTTGACGAGATCGACGCCTGCGCTGCCCTGGTCGAAGCTCAGACGCAGCGAGGGAAGGCCCGGCGCTGGACCCGGGCCGAATTCGTCCGGGAGGCCGTCCGCGTCGCCTGCCGGGATCTGCGGGCCGGGAAGTTCTTCCCGCGGGCCAACGCCGACCGGGAGGACGAGGTCCCGATCTACTCCGTCCACAGACCGACGAAGCCAGGAGACCGCACATGAGCCAACCATCCTCGACCACCCTCTACACCGCCGGCTACGCCCGCGCGGGCTGGGATCCCGAGTCGCTGCTTGAGCGAGCCAAGGAGCTCGACGCCCTACTCGTCGACATTCGACTCTCGCCCAAGTCCCGCATCCCCGAGTGGCGCAAGTCCTACCTCGCCGCCCTGTGGGGCCGACGCTACTGGCACTGCCACGACCTCGGGAACGTCAACTACAAGGGCGGTCCGATCGTGCTCCAGAACCCCGAGACGGGCGTCCGTTGCATGCTCGAGATCCTCGAGAGGCAGAGCGTCATCCTCCTCTGCGTCTGCGCCGACGTCGCCCGCTGCCATCGGGTGACGGCCGCCGCCGCGGTCGCCAACGCCTCGCCTCGTCCCCTCCAGGTGGTCCACCTCGTGCCCGAACGGGGCGAGGACCCGGATCAGCTCAGGATCGGAGGCTGAGCGTGGATCTGCGAGAGCTCGAGGTGCTCGACGTCGAGGAGTTGCTACGGGTCAGCAGCACCGCCCTCTCGGTCGCCGGCCGCAAGCTCGACGCCGGGGACGGCCGCGACCGGCGGGAGGCAGTCCGGTGCCGGGCGCTGGCCGCCGAAGTGCGGTCGCTCCGGGAGCCCAGGGTGACGGTGGCCTCGCTACCGACGCTCATCGGTCTCGACGTGCCGTGAACTGGCGCATCATCCAAGCCGACGCCATGGAGGGACTCCGCTCCCTGCCAGACGGGTCGGTCCACTGCGTCGTGACCTCGCCGCCCTATTGGGGGCTCCGGGACTACGGGACCGGCGCGTGGGACGGCGGCGATCCGGCGTGCCCGCACCGGGTAGGCGGGCAAGTCGAAGACTCCAAGGCCCCCGGCGCCATCGCGTCTGGAGTGCGACCGGGAGCCGACGCTTCGACGTGTCGCGACTGTGGCGCTCGGCGAGTAGACCAACAGCTCGGCCTCGAACGGACGCCGGAAGAGTACGTCGAGCGCATGGTCGAGGTCTTCCGGGAGGTGCGGCGAACTCTACGTTCGGACGGCATCCTGTTTCTCAATCTCGGGGATTCGTATTCTGCGAGAGAGTATGGTAGAATACATGGCGATGAGATCGACTCCTTCCTCAACCTCCCGATGGAAGTACGGCGACAACTGTTCGGCCTGTGGCGGAGATCTCTCCCAAGGTCGGTGTCGCGGGATGTGCGCGACCTGCTACCAGAGGGAGTGGAAGAAGAAGAACCCGGAACGAACCAGCGCCCACGGGAAGACGTATTACCGTCGCACGAAGACGGAGTTTTTGCGCCGGCAGGCGGAGAGGAACAAGAGACGCAGGGCCAAAATGATCGAGAAGCTCGGCGGGGTGTGCGCCTGCTGCGGCGAGACAGAGCCGATGTTTCTTTGCCTGGACCATATCAAGGGCGGTGGGCGCCGGGAATATGCGAAGAAAGGCGGGTCAGCGGGGGTTTGGAAGCGCGCGATCCGGGACGGACTAGATCGGAAGAAGTACCGGGTGCTGTGCTGGAACTGCAACGCCGCGCTTGGTCTCTATGGGAGGTGTATTCACTCGAACTTGACCTCGCCGACGTTCCACGGGAAGCACGCAGCCTATTTCACGTAACGCTCAAGCCCAAAGACCTAGTCGGCATCCCCTGGCGAGTCGCGTTCGCCCTCCAGGCGGACGGCTGGTATCTACGCAGCGACATCATCTGGGCGAAGCCCAATCCGATGCCGGAGAGCGTCCGGGACCGGCCGACGAAGGCTCACGAGTACCTGTTCCTGCTCACGAAGTCGGAGCGCTACTACTTCGACGCCGAGGCCGTGCGGGAGGGTGACGTCGGGACCGACCACCCGCGAAACGTGCTCGACCAACCGGAGCCCTCGGGCGGCATCCTGCCGGCCCACAAGGGGATCCGGAAGGCCGCCGGCCGGAACGGCCACGGCAGGAACATCCGCTCGGTCTGGACGATTGCGACGCACCCTTTCCCGGAGGCCCACTTCGCGACCTTCCCGCCGGAGCTACCGCGGCGCTGCATTCTCGCCGGGACCTCGGAACGGGGGTGCTGTCCGGAGTGCGGGGCGCCTTGGGAGCGACTGGTCGACGTCGAGTACGACAACCCCGGCAACCGCTCGACGAACGGGCCGCGGAGCAAGGATCGTCGGCACCTTGACCACGGGTCCGCCGGCTACGCGGTTCGCCTGGAACGTCGATCGACGTTCCACGGCTGGCGCCCGACCTGCGACCACTACGACGACCGCTACCGCACGGAGCTTCCGCGTGCCCGGCGAGCCCGGAAGCGTCACCAGCGCGCAGCTACCGGCGATTGGTGGAGGCGGGCGCGGCGCCGGCCGGGGCTCGACTCCTGGTCGGCCGTCCCTTGCACCGTCCTCGATCACTTCACCGGCTCAGGCACCACCGGCAAGGTCGCGGTCCAGCTCGGCCGGAACTTCATCGGGATCGAGCTGTCACCCGAGTACGCCGCGATGGCCGAGCGTCGAATCGGGGAGGCGGACGTGAGCTCGGTTCTGGAGCGCGGCGGTAAGCTCAGGCCGATCGGTGGACCGCTGTTCGAGGACACGGCGGGCGAACGGCACCAGAAAGAGACCCCGAAGGAAGAAGCCTCCGTAGACCCTTGACTTCCGCCGCGAGCCAGGTATACTAAACGCAGCAGTGAACCAGCAACCGCACAAGGAGGACGGACGATGGAGAACGCAGGCGGGTACTACTACCTGCACACGAACGGCGACCTGATCTACAAGCGCTTCGATCCAGGCGAGGATGTCAGCGACCTGGTGCGGCGCGTCTGGCCCGTGGACATCCGGGACCGGGCGACAGCGTGGCGCATCGTCCTGGAGGGCCTTGCCCTTGGGGCGCGCGTGTCCCGGGTCCGCGAGCTGGCCACGAAGTGGGGATGCACGGCCGCGGACTTCCTCGAGTACCTGTGCCGGAACCCGACCCCCGGCGCAGACGAAAAGGCCGGGGCCGACCCCTTCCTCCGGGAGATCGCTGGCTACGGCGACCCGGAGGTGTTCTGGAGCGCGCTCATGGCTACCCCGAAGGGACAGCAGCCGGTGCTGCCAGTGCCAGGAGGTGCTGTATGACCTGCACCGCACAGCAGGCCCGCGACACCCTCATCCTCGCCCACGAGCTTTTCGGGCGGGAGACTCAGAGCTTCCGGGAAGCCGTCCGACTCGCGGCGGAGAAGCGCGCCCACGAGCTGGGCTGCGACGCCGACGAGCTCACCCACCTCGCGATGCAGAGGCTCGCCTCTGACATGGGCGATGCCCTGTTGGAAGGAAGGATCTGATGCTGCACGTCGAGGACAACATCCACCTGTGGCACATGGTGACTCTGCGGGTCGCGAACCCCGACGTCGCCAAGGCCATGCTCGCACTCGCCGGTTGGCACTGGCAGCGGATCGCCGTCACTCCCGACGGCTCCGCCTGCCAGGCGGTGTGCAGCCCCTTCATCGCCGCGTGCTCTCGAGTCCAGTCCTTTGACCCGGCCCGGTTGATCGCCTCCGTCGAGGAGCTCTACTACGGCAGCCAGCAGCATAGGAACGACCGGGACTGCCACCTCTACCTCTTCGAGGACCTGGTCTGCCTCGCCTGCGGCGCCGACCACGGTGGCGAGCCCTGTCCCCTGTGTGGTGGGCGCGGCTATCACGAGGAGGACTGCGACCTTCTGGAGCCCCGCGCGCTGCGGGCGGGCGACCGCGCCATGGTCTACGAAGACCATGTCGCCCGGAAGCGGCCCGAAGGCTACGCGGCCATCGTCGAGATCCTGAGCCACGACCAGGAGCTCGACCTGACCGAGGCCCGAGTGGACTTCAACGGCGACACCTACAACCCGGTCCGCCGACGGGTCAGCCCGCTCGACAGGATCGTAGAGTCTGGCGAAAGGGAAGGCTGAGGTGAGCGAACCCACCCCGCTAGCCTATTGGGTGAGGCTCCAGGGCCACACCAAGTACCACCAGGCCAGCCGCCAGCGCGTCGCCTTCGAGGACGGCATGCGGTCTCGCGTACACAGGCAACCGGAGGCCGAGAATGCCTACGAACACGCCGGCTTCAGAGCGGCTTTCCGGGCCGGGTGGAAGCGGACCGACGACGCCATCAGGAAGGGCCAGAAGTTCGTCTGCGACTGCTGCGGTTCCGCCCTAGAGAGACTGCTCGACGCCGTCCTCGACCGCAAAAAGAGGACGCTCTCCTGTCCGCTTTGCAAGGGCACAGACTTCTCCTATCAGGAAAAGGTATGGACCTCCAGACGACTCGGGAAGCTCGACGCCATCGAAGGGACGGAAACCCTTTCGCTCGGCATCTTCGCCGGCGAGGACGTGCTCTCCGACAGCGAGCACGATGCGTGCCTGTTCTGTAACGACTGCGCTCGGGAGCTTACGATCCCCGAGGGGCTGGAGATCGAGTGGCTGTAGATATTGCCCTTACCTATCACTTACGAATCGAGGTCTCATGATGGCGCGCAAGAAAGCGGACCCAGACCGGTTGGAGTTGCGGTACATCCCACTCAGCCAGGCCCGGCGGTGGGACGAGAACCCGAAGCGCCACGACCTGGACGCGCTGGTGCGCTCGATTGAGACCCACGGGTTCGGTGATCCGGCTAAGTACGACTCGACCTTGGGCGCGTTGGTCTACGGCAACGGCCGGACGGAGGCCCTGGAGCGGATGCGCCAGGCGGGGAAGCAGCCGCCCCGGGGGATCGGCGTCACCGGCGATGGCGACTGGGCGGTGCCGGTGATCTTCGGCGTCGACGCGGCCAGCCATGCCGCCGCCGTGGCGTTCGCGATCGATCACAACAACCTGACCTTGCTTGGCGGCGACCTCGACCTCGAGAGCATGCTCTCGATTTGGGATGAGGAGCTACTACGGAATCTGCTCGCGGACACTCCAGACGCGGGCGAGTTGCTGGCGAGCCTCGGTGAGGTCGACGTGGCGGCCATGCTGCGGAAGCTGGAGAGCGGCGGCCCGCCACCTGAGGAAGAGGAGCTCGAGGAGCCCGACGAAGAAACCGAGCCCGTGCTCCGGGCGGGCGACCTGGTGACGATGGGCGAGCATCGACTGCTGGTCGGCGACTCGACCGACCCGGGAAGCGTCGAGCGCGTCCTCGCCGGCGCCGAGCCGCTCCTGATGATCTTCGACCCGCCGTTCGATGTCCCGTACTCGGCCTGGTCGGTCCCGGAGTCGGTTCGGGTGCTGATGGTCTGGGGCCGCGGCGAGGAGCGCATCCGGTGGGAGCCGCAGCTCCTGGAGTCTGGCTGGGGGGTGAGCGAGATTGTGTTCTCGGGAGGCGTCCAGGGCTGGCCCGCGCCGTGGTTCCCGTGCACGGTCCACAACGCGGTCCACTTCTGGCGCCGGGATGGTTGGCGGATCGCCAAGCAGACCGGCTTCGACCCGGCGGTCATCCGAGCTTGCGGCTGCGAGGCGACGGTAGGCGACCGACCGAAGAGCGTCCAGGCTCACACTGGAGGCGTTCTCACCGGCTATGAGGGCATGAGCTGGGGCAAGCCCGTGCTCGCGATGGAGATCGCCGTCTCGTTCGTCCAGGCCACCGCCGGAGTCTATGACCCGCTCGCCGGTTCCGGCTCCAGCCTGATCGCGGCAGACAGGCACGGCCGCCGCTGGCTGGGCATGGAGAATCAGCCGAAGTGGGCCGACCTGGTCGTCCGGCGCTACCTCCGGCAGGGCAATGAGAAGACTTCGACACTGGAACGCGAAGGTGCGCGCTCTCCACTGATTCTTGACGAAGAGTCTGGCCGTCTAGCAAACACAGAACAAGCGACTTAGCGGCGCCTTGCAGAAAGGTGTTCAACTTCTGAGCACCTCCCCCATTGCGCCTAATCTGTTCCTTGGGTATAGTCCGCTCATGGACAGCAGGACGAACCCAGAGGAGACGACCATGACGACCGAGACCATCACCAGCAGCCCCGAGACCCTGCCGACCGCGTGCCCCGATTGCGACCGGCACCGCGAGCACCTCGCCTGCGCCGACTGCGGGCACGAGGCCGACGTGATCGACTGCGGGCACTACCAGCAGCCTGCCGAGATCGCCGGATCGGCCATCAGCGTGCAGACGCGCGGGATGATGATGGGCGAGCCGGTGTGCGAGGACTGCGAGACCCGACGCGAAGAGCTGCGCCGGATCGAGTTCCTCGTAGCCGACCTCGACTTCCGGACTCCGCCGGTGAACCAGGGCCAGATCGTCGAGGTGAGCTACGCGATCGACGGCGACTCCGATCTGGTCTACCGCCGCCGGCGCGATCGCTCCGCCGGCGAGACCACCTACCAGGTGGCCGACCTGGAAGACCTCCCCGGAGACGAGGAGTTCGAGCCCTGGCAGGCGGTGCCAGCGATCCCGAAGGATGCGTGGCGAGCTGCCTGACCATGGCGAATCCACACCTAGCGACCGTGGGGCAGCGCATCCTGGACCTCCGAGTGCGGCGCGGTTGGACTCGCGCCGAGCTTGCGGCCAGAATCGGCATAACAGCCGCCGCTGTCGCGGCTATGGAGCAGCGCGTCCACCAGAAGCTCCCGCAGATGGACAGGCTCCGGAAGTATGCGGCGGCGCTCGAAGTCGGACCGGAGGTGTTGCTACTGCCCGAGCCGGCCATGCGGCGCCCCGGCGGTGGCGGAGCAGCGCACGCGCAAGCCGAGATCCTGGAGATTCTCGGCAGGTCCGCTCAACCGATGTCGACGCGGCAGGTATCGGAAGAGCACGGCGCCGACGCCTGGAGGCCACTGGACGCCCTCCGCCGACGCGGCCTGATCTCGCTGGACCGCTCCCTCCGGCCGCACCGGTGGCGACGGATCGACCGGCGCCGGTCTCCGGGCATCCTGGAGGTGCTGGCGGAGATCACGGCGCAGGTGGTGGTCGCCTCCGACGGCCGCCGCTATCTGCTCGTCCCATCGAACGACGACCTGAGGGATGCGTGATGAGTCCCCGCGTTGACTCGGAGGCCGCCGCCTTGGGAATTCCCCGTTGGATGCGCTTAGCGCTCCCGGAGGATGTCCGGCAAGAGGTGGCGCTGACGTTTGTCGAGTACCCGAACCTCACCCCGACCGCTCGGCGCCAGTTGGTACGCTACCGGCTCGCCCGGCTGCGGCACGAGGTCTGGGATCGGCGGCCCACTCGACCGCCGAAAACCCCACACGGGCTTCGTCCATCGAAGCTCGCACGCCGCCGCGGATACCGGCGGAATAAGGAGGTGACAGCATGCTGAGCAGACGACAGGCACTCCACCGCATGGCGTTCGCGGGCGCCGGCGCGGTCCTATCCACAGAGACAGCCGATGCGATCGCCGGCGAGCAGCACTGGCTTGATAGCCGGTCGAGCCAGGAGATCGAGGAGGTGCTCCGGGAGACCGGAGCATGGACCGAGTTTCGCCGCCGGATGTCCAGGCGAGCGAAGCAGGCTGCGACGCGGCGGCGGCGCGAGACCCGCGCTGACAACACCGTCATCTATCGCGGCCCACTGACCGGTCCGCTGCCTGAGTCGCACTCTCGCGGGCGGATCGTCCAGGCTTCGCGCCGAGAAATGATCCGCTCCACTGTCGGGCCTCCCGGAGAGACCTGGCAGGGATACGACCTTGCGCACGGAACGGTCGTGCTGGTCGATGCTCGCCTACGCGATGGGACGGCTGCCCTTGCCGAGATCATCGATACGCCGCGGGGGCGGCGAGTACACGTCTGGCCGGCTCCGATCGAGAGCCTTGCCGGCGGAGCGCCATGAGCCAGGGAGTCACCTTCGGAACGCGCACCTGGACCCTGGAGTCCCGCACCGCCGCCAACCAAGTCCGCCGCGTGCTCCGCGCCCACGCCGAGGACGGCGGCCGGTGCGACCGCGAGACCCTAGACCGCCTGGTCGCTCTGGCGCGGAAGCGATCCGGGCGCCACGTCGAGACGATCCTGAACGAGTTCAGAGAGGAGACTGAGACTCCATGAGTTTCCACGTCGACCGGAGCGCCGGCCTGCCCGGCTGCTCCATCATCTATGCGCCGCGGGGGCAGGCGGGCGAGTACGCCCCGCTCGCGACGAATCCCTACCGGGGGTGCGGGCACAAGTGCGCCTACTGCTACGTGCCGAAGGTGCTCCGCATGGATCGCCGGGAGTTTGACGCCGGCGCCGTGCCCCGCCGAGACTTCCTCCGGCTGCTCCGCCGGGACGCCGCGAAGTATCAGGCCGCCGGGATCACCGACCAGGTGATGCTCAGCTTCACGACGGACCCCTACCCGGTCGAGCACCACGCGCTGACCCGGGAGGTGCTGCTCGCTCTCGCCGAGCACGGGCTCGGGTTCTGTACCCTCACGAAGGGCGGCGCCCGCGCGCTCCGGGACCTCGACCTGTTCCGGCCGGACCGGGACGCTTTCGCCTCGACCCTGACCTCGCTCGACGCCGACTTCAGCCGGAAGTGGGAGCGCGCCGCAGCCGACCCCGCCGACCGGATCGCCACCCTCCGGCGCTTCCATGAGGCCGGGATCTTCACCTGGGTCAGTCTCGAGCCGACGCTCAGCGCCGAGGCCAGCTTGGCGATCGTCGAGGAGACGCACGGGTTCGTCGACCTCTTCAAGGTCGGGCGGGCGAACTACCTGCCGATGACGGCCCGGACCGACTGGCGGGACTACACGCTGCGCATGGTCGAGGTGCTCCAGAGGCTCGGCGCCGCCCACTACATCAAGCATGACCTCCAGTCGTACCTTCCGGACGGCTACCCGAACCCGCTCCGGGTGGAGCAGCACCACCGAAGCCGCGGTCCTGGGAGCCGCTCTCGACGCCCTCTCGGACACGAAGTCCCGAGCCGGACGGAAAGACGCACTCTTGAAGATCGCACAGCAGTTGACCAGCACGCACAGGGGAGGTAGGAAGAATGCCAAGGAAGCTACGCGAAGACGAGCCGGGCGGCCCGCGGCGCCGGACCAAGACACGGTCCCAAGTACGGACTGAGATCCCGTTCGAGCACGATTACATCCTGGTCAAGGCGACGAAGCCTAGCGGCGAAGCACTGCGACTGCGCCGACGAGTTGCTGCCCTGCACCTGCGGCGGTGGCGATGCGCCTCCCTGTCACCACGCCCTCGGCTGCCCGGCGCGGTTCCGCGGCGCCGTGGCCACCGCGCTCTGCGAGGCGAAGAGCTACGATCGGCGGCATGGCGCTGGCGAGACCGGCTTACATGCAGAAGTCGTTCGTACCGCTCGCGCTGTTCGTCGGGAGGAGCTTGCCAAGCCACTTTCAGCCGACCGTTACGTCACCGCCCTGAACGTGTTCAGAGCGGCCGTGGACCGCCTGGAAGGCCGCCACCCCGATACCTGCGACTGCGACGGAACCGCCATCCTCGACGGCGAGCCCTGCCCCTTCGGTGAGTGGACAGGTGACGAAGGGCCGGTGCCCGGCTGTTCCAACTGCGGACAGCCGCTCGCGCTCCACTGCAAGACCCACGTGGTGCCCTGCTGCCCAGGTCGCTGCACCAAGGCCACAGACGAGCCGTACCCACCGACCACAACGGGAGATCAAGATGCCTAGACGACACCCCACCGAAGCCTCTGCCGAGGCCCACAAGCGGCACCGGGAGCGCCTCCAAGCCGCCCGGAAGGCCCTCGGCGAGATCCGCAACACCTACACGCCGAAGCTCGGCGATGCCTGTGGGGTGGCGAACCACCTCGGCCGGCTGGTCGGGCAGGCGATCGGCGTCTCCGGAGCTCACGGCCGGGACCTGGTCGTGGAGCTCGAGGCGCCCCGGCGTCGGAGGACCGCCCATGCCTGACCCCAAGGTCACCATTGACCGCGAGCGGCTGACCAGGCTGCTCTCCGAGGCGGAGCAAGCCTGCCGGGATCTTGGCGGCAGGAGCGAGCGACGGGCCCTCGGCGTCGCCATCATCGACGTGCACAAGGAGGTGGTGGCCCACGATGTCTACGGCCGGCTCGGGCCGGACGGCGGGGCGGGGCCGCCGGCGGGATCGTTGGTGGCGGCGAAGGGGCGGGCGGCAGAGAACGACGTGCCGCCGTCTGGAGGGACCTGACGATGCCCGAGTGGATCCACTACGCGGAGCTCGTCTCCGAGGTGGGCTGCCTCGTGCTGCTGGGCTTCATCGCGATCCGCCTCCTACGGATCACTCGGAAGCCAGCCCCAGGAGAGGCCCACCGGTGAGCAGCGACGGCGGCCGTGAGTTCCGTCTCCGTCGAGCCGAACGCGAGGAGTCGAACCAGCACGTCACGCCGGAGGACATCCTCGAGCAGGTCCTCGAAGACATCCGAAGCGGCAAGCTCCAACCCGACCAGCTCCTGATCGGCTACCGCTGCCCGGAGGATGGCAACGGCCGCCGGTACGGCACCTACTCCGCGAACCTCTCGAGGCCCGATCTCCTCGTGTTCCTGGAGTGGTTGAAGGTCAACCTGTTCGACAACTGGAAGGCCGATCTATGACAGGAACCGGACGCCAGACCGAAGACCGGATGGACACCTTCTTCACGCGGGAAGAGATGCTCGGGATTTGCGAGCGCCTGGCGCGGATCATCCGCAAGCCGAAGATCCAGGTCGTCACCATGGAAGCCTTGAGGCCGGACGGCTCGGTCTTCTGCTCCTACCGCTTCCCGCTGCCCGGCGAGGCCCCCGAAGCACCAGAGGACTGGCAGGGGCACATACAGGAGGCCGCGAAGGCACTTGGCGAGGCGGCCCGGGAAGCCGGCGTGGCCCTCGCTCACCCGCCGCTCCGAGTCACGCACCACAGCATCCCGCGCTCGGAGCACTACGACACGATCCGCCTGCCGTCCGCGCACCCGGCGATCGACCGCCTCATCATGGGCACCGATGGGGGCGATTCGTGACCGCCGGCTGACCAGGCCCGCGCCCCGGAACCTGGCAGCCGAGCCTCCCTACCCTCTGCACGAGACCGTCCTGGTCGCGCTCTCCGCGCCGGATCTCGTGGCTCACCTTCCGCGCCCAGACTGCCCCATCGAGTCGCCCCACCCGATCGGCGAGTGCGCCGCCTTCCGCCCGCTGGTAAGCTATCGCCCAGCACTACAGCCGCCAGCGGAAGGGAGCGCAGACCTGTGGATCGCCGACTCATCCTCGTCACCTGGCTCGATTCCCACTCCTACGAGGGGTGGACCGCGGTCAAGGATCTGAAGCCCGACGGCGTCACCTGTCGGTCTGTCGGCTGGCTGATCTCGGAGACCGAGCAGACCCTCACCCTCGCCCCGCACCTGACCCAGGCGGATCACGCGAGCGCCGAGGAGCAGGCCTCCGGCGCGATGGTGATTCCCAGGGTGTCGGTCGTCTCGATCGAGGATCTGGCGGTCCCCTGATGGCATCCGGCACCTACGCGCTCCACGTCCCTGCCGGCCGAGGCTTTCTCGCCAAGGGGCCGGCGTCCGGCCGCCGCTTCTACCGCTTCCGGCTCTCCCGGAACACCGTCTACGCCCCCTCGGGCAATCCCCCGCTCATCCGCCTCCAGTCCGTCGACGAGATGCACCGCCGGCGCTCCCGCGCCACAGCCGGGGGCCGCTGATGGCCTTCCCGTGGAACCAGCTCCCCGAGGAGGGCGGGAAGGCGTTCGCCGCCTTCCAGGTCTACCGGGAGCTCGGCCCGTGGGAGCGGTCGATGAATCGGGTGCGTGTCGAGCTCGGCCGACCCGAGTCCTATCTCCGGAGCCTCCAGTCGTGGAGCTCCAAATATCGATGGGTCGACCGCGTCCGGGCGTGGGACCAGCACTTGGACGGCGTGAAGCGCCGGAAGGTCGAGAAGGAGCTCGAGGGCATGGCCGAGCGCCACGTCGCTCTCGCCACCCGGGTCCAGCAGCTCATCGAGCTCAAGCTCTCCGCCACTCTGAGGAAGGTGAACGCCGAGCTCAGCAGGACGGGCGGAAGCGACTTCGACGTCGCCGGCCTGTCGATTAACCAGCTTGCGCCCCTGGTGCGCGTCGCGACCGACCTCGAGCGCCTGGCCCGGGGCGAGGCCACCACTCGGGCGGAGATCCGCGTCGCCGAGCTGCCGCTGCTACCCCAGGCGCTCCCGAAGGAGGCATTCGAGACGGTCATCGGCTCCATGCGAAAGGCCGGTCACCTCCCCGGCGAGAACCTCGACGACGAAGACCTCGACCTACCCGCGGGCTGACTCGTGAGCTACGAGTTCACCGACTTCCAGCGCCTGGTCCACGCCGTGCCGGAGGGCGTCTCGCGGGGCCTCTTCGGCGGCCGCGGCGGCGGGAAGTCCGTGAGCCTCGCCCAGGACATCGCCATCACGGCGAACCGCTACCGCGAGAACGCGCGGATCCTCTACCTCCGGCAGGGTCCCTACAAGTCGCTCAACGACTTCATCGAGACGCTCAGCGCCGTCTTCGATGGCTGGTGGGGGACGAGGGCGCACAGCCTCAACCGGAGCACCTGGAGCTGGTCGAACCCGGTCGGCTCCTACATCGAGCTCGGGATCCTCCCCGACGGTGACCTCGGCCGGCGCTACTACGAGAAGACCTACCAGGGGCGCTCGACCACGCACTTGATCGCCGACGAGATCCAGCAGTGGGCCCGCCCCGACAACCTGGATCTCATGATGTCGAACCTGCGCGGCCCGATCCCGACACGGGTGACGCTCTCGGGCAACCCCGGCGGCGTCGGCCACCAGTGGATCGCTCAGCGCTACATCAACGGGCGCGAGAACTGGTCGATCTTCACCGACCGGCGCGAGGTGCGGCTCGGCGGGCGCGTGATCTCGACCACCAGGCCCTTCGTCACCTGCCCCTCGACCTACCGCGACAACCCGCACAACGGCTCGGACTATCTCGCCAACCTCGCCGCCTCCTGTAACCACGACCTCGAGCTCCTCAAGGCGTGGATCTCGGGCTCCTGGAAGATCAGCCGCGGCGCCTACTTCGCGGCCGTCCTCGACAACCCGCACATCGAGGTGACATGGCCGACGCCGGCCTCCTGGGAGGGATGGTCCTCCGAGGGCTGGACTTGGTGGCTCGCCCACGACCACGGCTCCGCCGCCCCGTCGGCAACCTACGTCATGGCCCGGAGCCCCGGCGCCGACGGCCCCGACGGGCTCTACTACCCGGCCGACAGCCTGGTGCTGGTCGACGAGTACGTCACGCACCGCCCGGGCGACTTCGGGAAGGGGTTCGGGTGGACGGTGCCGCAGATCGCCCCGGGCATCCTGGAGCTCGCGAAGCGGTGGAAGATCTCGGCCCAGGGCAACGCCGACGACGCCTGCTTCGGCAAGACCGGCCACCAAAGCGGTACGATCGCCGACGAGTACGGCAGAGAGGGCGTCGTCTGGCGACCGGCCAGGAAGGGGTTGAGGGCTCCGCGGATGATCCGCCTGAAGCGGCTGCTTGCCGCCGCCGGCGACATCGAGAAGGCCGGCCTCTACGTCGCGACCCGCTGCCGGTATTGGTGGCAGACGGTGCCCTTTCTGGTGCATGATCCGGACGACCCGGAAGTGCCTCTCAAGTGCGACACCGACCATGGGCTCGACGCGACGACCTACGGCCTCGACGGCTACCTCGCTACGAGCTCGTTCATGAGAGCGTGAGGAGGCGAGGATGCGGACCGTAGACACTTTCGAGATCATCCACGAGGAGCGCGGGAAAGCGCTCGCCATCGTGCTTGGTAGTCCAGACGGACCTGACGGAGCCACCATCAGGTTCGACACGTTCTACACGCGGATCTGGTCGTTCCAGACCGCCATATTTAACCTCGGGGAGCAGTGCGGGAAGGTCGGCGTCTTTCCCTCGCACAACATCATGCCGGCGCTCTTCGCCAAGCTCGAGGAGCACTGGACTCGGATAGGTCAGGAGGTACGATGAACGACCCGAACACCGCCCAGCCCAACGTCCGGACCCCCTCCAGCCAGTACGAGACCATGGAGGCCGACCGGCGCCTCCCCCACATCCTCGCCAAGGGCCTGCCCGAGGTGATCAAGGAGTCCAGCCTCGAATCGGGCTCGGTCTTCTCCTATCCCGAATTCGTCCAGCAGGGCACGCGAGCGCAGCACGGCCGCGGCTTCATCGTCAAGCACCCGAAGGAGGCGGTCGAGGACTTCGGCGCCCGCCTCGAGCTGCTCCAGTTCAACAACTTCTACTGGTCGGCATGCGAGCAGCTCGCTGCCCGGGCCTTCACCCACGCGGTCACCTGGGCCGAGGACGTGCCGGAGGAGGTGGTCGCCTGGGAGGACAACATCGAGGCGGTCAACCAGGTGGTGGGGAGTGCCGGCCGCGACCTCCGCGCCTTCGCCCGCTCGGCCGCCACGAGCGCGATGGGCTACGGCCTGGGCGGGCTCTACGCGAACCTGCTCGAGGGAGCCGACCGGCCGTACTTGAAGTGGGTGCCCGGCTCGGCCATCATCGAGGTTCTCCACCGGACCTCCGGCGGCATGTCGCGGCCGAGCCGGATCAAGCTCCTGACCCACGCGAGCACCGCCGCCGGCGACCAGGAGGGCAAGGATGCCCGCGGCGTGCCGTGGCGCCAGGCGAGCTACGAGCGGGTGATGGTCCTCTACGACGGCGACCCCGCCGACGGCAGTCTCGCGAGCTACGAGATCTACGACCGGGTGGAGCCGGGCAACGCCGTGTCGCCGTGGAAGACGACGCCGACCCTCGAGCGCACACCCCTCGATCCCCAGACGTCGATCCCCATGGCCTGCCTCTACGCCGGCTACGACGAAGCGTGGTTCACGCGGCCGCGGCTGCGGCACCTGGCGTCGAAGGAGCGGGTGTGGATGAACCGGCGCTCCGACCTTGACTGGATCGAGAAGACCGCCTGCGTCCCGTTCTGGAACTGGGCCGGGGCGACCGCCGAGGACGAGCTGCGGCACCGCACGATCAGCGCGGCGAACGTCTGGCGGAGCGACAACCCCAACGCCCGGCTCATGCCCGCCGAGTTCGAGGGCAAGTCCATGGAGGTCGGGGAGGCCTCGATCGACACCCTGCTGCGCGAGATCGAGGTGATGGCCTTGATGCCCCTCATCACCCGCCCGCAGGGCAACGAGACCGCCACCGGGCGCATGATCGACTCCGACCGGGCGAACAACCAGGGCGAGGCGTACTCGCTCGGCTGGGCCGACTCGTTCTCCCAAGCCCTCCAGTACATGGCGATCTACGCCCGGCTGCCCCCGAAGACGGTGGAGCGCATCTTCGTCATGTTCCATCACGACTTCGGGGTGAGCCTCGAGAACATCGAGTTCGCGAAGATCCACAGCCAGGACTTCATTGCCGGGCAACTGCGTCCGGAGCGCTACTTCATCGAGATGAAGCGCCTCGGCGCCTTCTCTGAGGACACCGACCCTAAGGAAGAGGCCCGGTGGGTCGAGACCAAGGACCGGGTGACTCTCGAGGCCCTGCTGGGGCGCTCCGCCGCCGATGGGACGGAGCCGAACAACGCGCCGAAGGCGGAGCCCGGTCCCAAGCCTGCCAACCCACCGCCGCCCAAAGACCAGCCGCCGAACTGACGCCGCCGGCGGCCCACCATGCCTGTCCCGGCCAGAATCCTCCGCGCGATCGAGACCCGGGCTGCCAGGCTGACCCGGCTCGAGGACGCCGTGGTGGCGAGCGTCCTCGACCTCCTGACCGATCTCCAGGACGAGCTCGTCAAGGAGCTCACGAAGGCCGACCCCGCCGGCCCGCAGCGGATCACCTGGCGCCGGGCGCGGTTGAAGAAGCTCCTCGAGCAGACCGAGCGCCAGATCAACGAGGTCTACCGCGAGCTCCAGAAGCGCTCCGCGGCCCACCTCGAGGTGACCGCCCGGGCCGAGCTCCAGTTCACGACCGCCCAGATCCGCGAGCTCCTCAACCCGATCCGGAGCTTCGTCTCGGTCAACACCGTCGCCATCAGCCCCGAGATCCTCCGGCAGCTCGCCACGAACACCGTGGTCCACATGGGCGAGAGCCTGGGGGCGCTCCCCATGCGGGATTGGCTCGCCGACCAGGCCCGGGAGACGCAGATCCGCTTCGCCCAGCAGATGCACCGGGCGATCCTCTCGGGCGAGAGCACGGCGCAGATGGTGCGGCGGGTAGTGGGCGCCCGCGGCCGGCCCGGGATCATGGACGTCTCCCGCCACCTCGCCGAGGCCCTTGTGCGGACGTCGACCCAGGCGGTGATGGGGGAGGCCCGGAGGACGGTCTACGCGAAGAACCGCCACGCGGTCAAGGGCATCCAGCAGATCACGACCGAGGACGACCGGACGACGCTCATCTGCATCGCCTACGCGGGGAAGAAGTGGCGGTTCCTGGAGGACGGCTCGCTCGAGCCCGTGGGCCACTCGCTGCCCTACCGCGGCGGCATCCCCCGGCACCCGAACTGCCGGTCCGGCGAGGTGCCCTGGGTCAAGTCGCTCGAGGAGATGGGGATCACCGAGGCGGACGAGGTGCCGCCGGCGATCCGCCGGGTGCTCGACGGCCAGGGCTTGCCCGGGAAGGACGGTGAGGCACTGCTCGCTCGGATCGGCCCCAAACGGGCTCGTGAGATCCTCGGAAAGGGGCGGTGGGAGCTGTGGGAGGCCGGCAAGCTGCCGCTCGAGGACCTGGTGGGGCCGACCGGCGGCGTCCAGACGCTCGAGCAGCTCCGGGGCGGGTGAAGTCGCCCAGGCCAAGGACGCGCGGTGGGGAAGGTCGCCCATCAGGCCGCGGCCGCTCCACCCTAGTCCACCAGGCTCCACGGTTCTCCACCTCGCCGTATCCCCTTGCACCTACCGCCGTACTCTGCTACGCTCCGCCCATGGCTTCCAGCTCCGATCGGTCGCGGGCCAAGATCCCCTGCGTTCGCCCGGCCTGGTCGCCAGGGGTGGCGCCGGCGTACCCCCGACGGCGTCGCCCCACCTTCCGAACCGCACCCGACAGGAGGAGCCCGTGAAACACGCCCGAGACGACTACCGCTTCATCGTGGACCTGCGATCGCTCTCCGACGAACAGCTCGACGAGCTGCGCACCGAGCTCGCGAACGGCGACCTCGGCCCCGGCATCCCGCCGGAGGAGCCGGTCTTCCTGCTGCGCGCGAAGGACATCGCGGCGCCGCGCGTCGTGGCCTATTGGGCGGAGGCGGCGGAGCTTGCCGGCGCCGATCCGAAGATGGTTTTCATGGCCCAGGACCATGCGGTCAAGATGAACGACTGGCAGGTGAAGCAGGGGTACAAGGTGCCCGATCTGCCCAACGCCTGATCCCGCCCCGCTGTGAACCGCACCGAAGACGTCACCTCCCGCACCTGGGGCCATGCCCCGGAGCTTCGACCCGGCATCCGAGTCGTGGTCTGGCCGGCCTCGGGAAAGCTCTACGCAGGGACGCTCGAGGATGGCCCGCGAGCCCTTCCCCGCCGGGCGTTCCTCCACTACCGCGTTCGTCCCACCGGCGGCCGGGCCCGGTGGGTCTCCTGCATCAGCCTCGTCTCCGCGGTCCTGCCCGGCGGCCGCCTACCCTGAACCACCAACCGCACAGGAGGAAGCCCATGCCCCTCGAGATCCGACCGCACACCACCGACCTCGACGATGGCCCCGTCTGGAAGGTCCACGATCCGGACGTCGGCCCGGAGGTGCTCTTCGACCTGAGCCTCCGGGAGGTCCTCTCGCTCGACTTTCTGGCGCCAGACTCGGAGCGGCGCCCGGCGGCGCTCACCGCCCTGACGCTGCTCAGGAGCGAGCTCTTCAAGACCTTCACCGCCGGCTTGTCGGTCGACTGCCTGCCGCCGCTGGGGGTGCGCAACACGGCGAAGGACACTCCCTTCGCCCGGGCTTGCCGACTGCTCGTCTCCTCGGTCTCTTGCGCCGGGAACCTGATGCGCGAGCCGGACGATCTGCCGCCCCTGGTCGAGCAGTTGATCTACGCCGCGATCTCCGAGCTCAAGGGCCGGGATGGTGAGCCGCAGCCGGACGCGCGCTACTGGCGGGACGACGTCACCCGCCGGCTCGAGGTGGCGCTGTCGGTCCTCCGGGACCGGGTGGTGACGTGATCCTCGCCCCCGGAGTCCTCCGAGACCTCCGCTCCCGGGTCGGCTCGGCCTTTCTGCCGGCCTGGGATCAGGCGGTCACCCTCGCCTTCTCCGGCGAGCTCGTGGCCCACTTCGTGACCCGGCAAGGCCACGATGCCGTGCGCTTCGAGGACCCCGCCGGCGCTGCCTACGTGCGGTTCGGGCTGCTGCCGGAAGCGGTGATGGCGACCAAGGGGAGGGACAAGCCATGAGGGTCAAGTCCGCTTTCGGTTGGTCGATCACGTGGCCCTATACCTCTGGTGAGCGCTGGGTATCCCTTCGTGTCTTCCCGACGCGCCAGGAGGCGATCCAGTTCGAGTGCTGGAACCAGAACCCCGCCCTCTCTTACGCGACCCGTGCCACTCTCAGCCCGTGGCGGTTCACCATGTCGGCCGAGGTCTCCAGGGCATGGAAGAAGCTCTACCGGCGCGGGTATCGAGCGGTCCATGTCGAGGTGCTGGCGATGTTGTTCGGCATGGACAGGGAGGGAGCCCACCCCATGAGGGGCCCGAACCTCAGGAGGCTAGCCGAGGCGGTCGCCGAGCGGCTCTTCACCAACGGCAGCGGCGAGGTGGCCGATCGTCTCGTGCTCACGGTGGACAAGCCGCGGCGCGACCTCGGCGGCTGGTCTCGTCGCCCCGCTGTTGACCAGATCGAAGAGGTCCTCCGCTTCGGCCTGGAAGGGAGGGAAGCCGATGCCCGACCAGAAGCCCGGCCTGGTGGCTGACATCGTTCCGCCCTGGCGCCGCTGGCGCATCGTCGATCGGCCGCGTCTCAAGGTGCAGCTTCAGGTCGAGCTCCGGGACGTCTGGATCGGCTGCTTCTGGAGAGTTTCCAGACACCCCGATCTACGGGCTTCCATTCTCCACCTGTACGTCTGCCTGCTTCCGCTTCTCCCGCTCCATGTCTCCATCTTGCGAAGGGAGCACTCCAATGGCTGACGTCATGGCCGAGCGGCCGCGACGCCTGTCCCGCGCCGAGGTAGACCAGCTCGCCCAGGAGATCTACGAGCACGTCATTCCGACCGACACCCGCGGCAGGCGCTTCCCCGGTCACGACTGGGCCGAGGCCGGGGCGCCGGCGAAGGCGTTCTACCGCAAGATCGCCAGGTTCGTGCTGTCGAGGACGAGCCGAGCCTCGGGAGTAGATGATGCGCGCTGACGACTTTCGCCGCTCCAGACGGCAACTGCTCGCTCGAGGCCTCCAGGAGCGCATGCCCTGGCGCTGGTGGACCACCTTCGGCCGCTGGTGCTGGAAGACCTGGTGGGCCAGACGTTGCGGCGGCTCCTACCACTCGACGGCACCTATCCACCTCGAGATCGAGACCAAGCTCAGGCGCTTCGACCGTCGTTTCGGCGCCGGCGCTACAGCCGCGCATGCCAGGTCCTTCAACGCCGCGTTGTTGAACGAGCGCGATCGACAGCGACGAGCTTTGGTCGTTGCCCGCCAGCATCTAGAGGCGGTGTTGGAAGGCCGCGCCATGGAGGTACCGCCAACGCCGCCATGATCGTCCTCCACGACCGCCCCCGGTGCCTGGGGTGTGGCGAGCTCGTCGAGGTCCTCCACCAGGTCACTACCAGGACCTACGAGCTTCGCTGTTCCCGCTGCGGTCCAGATCTGGTCGAGTTCGTCTTCCCGGTGGCGTTCACCTTTGACAGCCGGATCTCCAGAGTGCGCAGCCGAGGATGGCGCTGGAGTATCATCGCGAGGGCGTTTCACGTGACACATGGTCGTGAGGCGAGCAGAGGGCCGGCTTCGGCCGGGGGGTGATAACCCGCCACCTTGGGGGGCCGCTCGCGGGAGATGGCCGCCCCCTCTCTGCTGGCCTCCAGGCCGTTGACGACTTCCCCGCGCTTGCGCTGCGGCACAGCAGCCGCTAAGATCCCGCTCAACTGGTCCCAGGCGCCGAGCGAAACCTCCGAACTCGACCTCTTGGCGCGACGGTCGGGCTGCTCGGCGCCTGGGGCCTTCTGACGCAGGGAGGCCGCCATGGGCATCGCCATCCTCTTCCTCGCCGCCGTGGTCATCGCCGGCCTCCAGGTCCTCGAGAGCGACGCCGGCCGCGAGCTGATCTGCCGCGACCTCGCGATCCTCGGCCACGTCCTCCACCCCCTGCACGAGGCTCTCGCCGGCTTCCGCCGCCACTACAACCTGATCGTCACCCGGCACGTCTCGGAGGAGCGACCGATCGGCCGCCCGCGGCTCATCCTCCAGGTCACGGTCCAGATCCTCGCCTTCGGCGTCGCGGTCTACACCGGCGAGCTCTGGCCGGTGGTCGCCGCCCTCACCTTCACCGCCGTCGACCTCGTGTGGACGCACCTGGGGCAGGGCATCCCCGGCTGGTCGACCGCCCTCCTGGGCACCGTGATCGACGGCCTCTACCTCTGGACGATCTGGCCCACGGCCGCCTGGATCGGGGAGAACCCCTGGCTCTTCGCCGGCCGGCTCACCCTCGGCGTCGCGGTGGGCGCCGGGATCCTCGCCGGCAACTGGTGGCTCGGCTACCGCGCCGGGGCCCGCGTCGTCTCGTGAGCGACCTCGAGCCCTACCCGCTGCCCGACGAGCTCGCCCCGGAGCGACGGCCGGACCTTTGGCGGCCCTGCGAGGACCCGATGTTCGAGTTCGTGACGACGGACAAGGGGCGGCAGATCCTCAACCGGGTGGTGCTCGACGGCGTGGCGGTTGAGGACGCGATCGAGGAGGCCGCTGGCTTCTTCACCCAGGGCGGGCGGGCTCTACTGCCCTCCTGATCTGCTATCCTCTCGCCACGGCGAGACGCCCGGCCGCCGTTCCCACCTCCACACCGGGCCGCTCAACCAAGGAGACGAGCGATGCAGATCAGACCGTACGACCCCGCTGTCCATGTGCCACCCCTGACCGATCAGATCCTCCGCGACTATGGCCCGGCCTTCGAAGTGCACGATGGTCCCTTCTACGTCGTCATCACGCTGGGGGAGATCCTCGGCTATGAGTTGGGCCTCGGAGAGCCCAGCAAGGCGCGCGAAGCGGCGGTGAATCACCTTCGCGCCCGCCTCCAGGAAGCGCTCGCCGCCGGCCTCCACCCCGAGTGCCTGCCGCGAGACGAAAGCGCACCGTCCTCGGCCGCCGACCATGCCAGGCGCTTGGTGGCCACCTCGCTCGACCTCGTGGTTCGCCACGGTCCCGGCCGCGACGAACTGAGCGCGCTCGCCTACGCCATCGACCGGGCCTCCTGGGTCGCGGTCATGGAGCGGAAGCGTGTGGCCGGCGACCGTTCCGAGCTCGACCGCACCTACGCGAAGATCCACTCCGACCTCCGGGATCTCTTCAGCATCGCTCGCGACCGAACCACGCCGAGCCAGCCCGCCACGAGGTTCGAGTCGGTGCAGACCCTCCGGTGCCACCTGTATGAGGGTGGGCCGCGAGCCGGTTACACCGGCTTCATCGAGCGGATCGGATCTGGGGCGCCCGAGGGGCCGGAGCGCATCGTCTACTGGCTCGCTGCCGACGGCGAGGTGCAGGTGCCCGCGGAGCCAGGGTTACCGCCCGACGCCGACAGCCCTGGGGTGTAGATGGGTTTGTGGGCGGCGGTCGAGGTAGTTCGCCCAGGCCGCCGCCCTTGCTTCCGCCCGCCGTACCCGGTACACTAAACGTGTAGGTGAACCAGCAACCGCACAGGGAGGAACCGCGCCATGTCCGAACCACAGCAGATCGAACGAATCGAAGGCTGGCAGCCCTTCGCGACCGCGCCGAAGGACCGCCCGGTCTTGACCTGGAACTGCATAGACCCGATGGATGGCCACAAGATCCTCGAGTGGTACACCGTGCCGTCTGGGGGTTCCTGGATCGACTCCGGTAGCGGCCACATCGTGGAGGAACCGTACTTGCCGACCCACTGGCACGAGCTCCCAGCGGGGCCGTCCTCATGACCACCCTCCCCTGCACCGCCTGCTGCTGCACCATCCCCGCCGACGCCCGCCCCTGCCCGGAGTGCGGAGTCGCCGACCCGGCCGCCGAGTACGAGCTCTGCCCGGAGTGCCACGGCGAGGGCAGCTACGAGACCCTCGACCGCGCGGAGATCAGCTACGTCACCCTCTCGCCGCCGTACAAGGTGGTGGCCTGTCACCGCTGCCGCGGCAAGGGTGCCGTCGAGCGGCCCTACGTCCTCGAGCGCTCCGCCGCCGAGGGAGACGTCACCGCCATCGCGGCGATCGACCGCCGCACCGCCCGGAGGCACCGCACATGCCTACCCGCAAGCGCTACGTCCTGATCCTGGAGGTCGAAGCCGACCGGCCGCCGCCGGGTGACGCCGTCTCTCGGGTCGCCGAGCACTCGACAGCCGCCGAGGCCTTCGCGCTCGGGCTCGACGGGGCCTCCTGTCGGCTCTTCCGCCCCGCCGCCGGCGAGTCCCTCCTCCGGTGCGCCGCCGAGATCCTCCAGGCGCTGGCAGAGGAGCCCGCCGGCGAGCTCCGGCTACACCTCCGGGGAATCCAGCGGGAGGCGGCGGGCACCCGGGAGCTGCTGCTCGAGCTCTTGACGCCGAGCGAGGTCGGTTAGTGACCGGCCACGCTCTCCGCAGGCTCCGCCTCCGCCGCCGGCGGACGGTCGTGGTCTACGCCGCGGCGAGCACCCGCGCCCGCTACCGCCGGCCGCCCTCCCGCCAGGACTCGACGCTACGGCTGATCCTGGCGGCCCTCCTCGCCATCGGGCGGGGGCCGACGCGCTCGAGGCGGAGCTTCCGGCCCTGCGAGGAGGAGTCGCCTGATGGCTGAGCTCGGGCGGGGCGGTTGACACGAACGACACAGTTGACGTAGCGTCTGCCCATGACAGACAAGGCGGCTGGAAACGGAGCGGGAGAGGAGCCTGCTCCGCCGGTGACATTGAGGCTCTCGGGTCGTCTCTTCCGGGACCTGGACGAGATCCGCTGGCGGCGCCGGACCTCCCGGAGCGCGCTCATCCGCGAGGCCCTGGAGGAATACGTCGAGCGGCACGGCGACGCGGCCACCGCGGAGCCGGTTGCGTGAGGACCAGCGGCGGGGCAGAACCGGCGACATGGACAGACGGCAGCGGCCAGCGCCGGAGGGAGCCCACAATCAGGGGCCGCCTCAAGATGCGCATTCCGTTGCATGCCGCGCTCCGAGACTTCGTGATTGAACGCGACGGGCACCGATGCCGACGCTGCGACTCCGGAGCCTTTCTCGTTGCGGATCACGTGGTGTCGCGGCGCAACGGCGGACGTCACCACCCCGACAACATGCAATGCTTGTGCGACTCCTGCAACAAGCGCAAGGCCAACCTAGAGGATCGGGTTCTGGGGGCATCCGCATGAGCCGCTACCGGAAGATCGAGCTCCGCATGTGGGGTGACGCGAAGTTTCGTCGCCTTTCACCAATTCCGCCCTGTGGTCAGGGCCTGTGGCTCTGGCTCCTCACAGGACCACAAACCGGCGTGATCCCAGGACTGTACTCCGCGGGAGAGCTGGGAATGGCGGAGCTGCTGCGGTGGGAGCCGAAAGCCTTTCGGGAAGCCTTCGCCGAAGTCTTAGGCGAAGGGCTCGCACGATTCGATTCCAGGGCGCCGCTGGTGTGGCTTCCAAACGCGATCCGGCACAACCCACCGCAGTCTCCGAACGTGGTCAGGTCGTGGGCGGATGCGTGGGCAGAGCTTCCAGAGTGCGGCCTGAAACTCCTTGCGTTTGAGGAACTTAAAGGCTTCCTCGAAGGCTTCGGGAAAGGCTTCGGAGAGGCTTTCCCCAAGGCTTGCCCGAAGCCTATGGCGAATCAGGAACAGGAACAGGAACAGGAACAGGAACAGGAGCAGGAGCAAGAACACTCTCGCCCATCCGGGCGAGCGAGTGCGCCGGCCGACCCGGCTGGGCTGAACGGATTCGATGCGTGGTGGGCGGTCTACCCGCGAAAGGTCGGGAAGCGCAAAGCCCTCGCCGCCTGGCAGCGGCTCAAGAGATCCGGCGAGCTCCCGCCGCTCGACGAGATCCTGGCAGCGACGGAGACCCAGGCGAAGTCCCGGGAGTTCCGGCGCGACGGCGGCCAGTTCATCCCGCACCCGACGACGTGGCTCAACCGCGGGGGATGGGGCGATGTACTCGACAAAGCCCCGCGCGGCCCCTACGGGAACGACTACGATCCGCGAGACGACTTCAAAGAGGGCGAATCTGAGCTGTGGTTACCGCCGGAGGAACCGTGATGGAGAAGCTGAGCAAGCTCATGGCGCAGACGCTTCCGGCCGTGGTCGCCTCGAGCGCGACGGGCGAGGAGATCGACCGGTGGCTATCGGAGCCGACCGAGGCCGTTTGCGGAATCTGCGGGTGCCAGGCACTGAGGCGGTTCGAGCGGTTCAACGGCCGCTGTGAGCGATGCCGCACGGGATATGTCCTGGCAGCGCGAAAGGAAGCAACAGCCGATCCGCTCTGTGGGACATGCGAAGGCTCCGGGTGGAAGACGACCGGCGGCGACAGGTGGGCGCGCTGCGGGTGCCGGCGACCCGCCGACCCCGTCACCGATGCACTGCTCCGCGCCGGTGTGCCGGCGGAGTATGCGGCGTTCGACCTCCACGGCTGGCGAGGCGAACTTCCGGCGGCGGTGATGGCGTTTCTCGCCGAGCCGGCGGCGCAGCGCTCGATCTACGTGCATGGGAGCCCGGGCAGGGGCAAGACACACCTCACGACCGCGATCTTCCGCCGCCTGATCACCGAAGGTCTCTCCGGGCAGTGGCGCGACTGCCCGACGCTGGTTCAGGCCGCCCGCGGGATGCTCAGAAGGGGCGCCGACGAAGAGTACGACGCGGAGGTCTTCCGGCTGCAGACCGCCGACGTTCTCTTGCTCGACGATCTCGGCTCTGAGCTCGACTCAGAGTTCTCGCGCGACTACCTTGGGACGCTGATCCGGTCGAGGCACGCGGAGCAGCGGATCGTGATCGCCAACAGCAACCGGAGCCTCGCCGCCCTGGTCGCACCGAAAGAGGACGGCGGCCTGGGACGTGACCCCGCGATCGGATCCAGGCTGCGCGGCCTCGCCGTCGAGGTCGGCGGCTCAGACCAAAGGACGCGACGACACTGACCCCGTGGTAGGCTTCAACCGAACCAGCACGCCGCACAGGGAGGACCGCACGATGCCCGCCGAATCCACGACCGAGCTCAACTTGCTCGAGATCTCCGACGCCCGGGTCGACCTCGTCACAGCCGGCGACCAGGACGAGGCACTCGCCGCCTGGGCGCGCAAGTACGGTCGCCGCCTTGCCCACACCGCCCTCGCCGGCCGGCAGCACCTCGACCGGATGGACCGATCCCACCGGGCGCTACTGAACGCGGTCCAGGCCGGCATGCGGATGCTGACGAACATCGGGAACCTGATGGTCTCGTGCCGAAGCCGGCCGATCAACCAGGGCGCGCTCCGGGATGCCGTCCAGTCCCACTCGAGCCTGATGATCGGCCAGCTCTGTGCGGCCGAGGCGGTGCTCCTCTCCGACGATCCCGCCGAGCAGCAGGCGAGGGCGGAGGCCGGCGTGCGGAAGATCCTCGGCCGCGGGACGGAGTTCATCGCCGTGACCGAGGCGGACCTGGCAGTTCCGGGCGGGGGTGGGATGTGAGCGTGCCGAGCGAGACGGAACTGGAGCGCCGAGCCCGCCAAGCCGAACGCGCCGTGGTCCGGATGGCCGAGGAGTTGGCCGACGCTCTCGACAAGGTCCGGTCCCTGAACGCTGAGCGGGTGCAACTGCTGCGCCTGTTTGCCGATCGTCGGCTAGAGCTCGGCATGGAGACGATGGAGGACGAAGGCTCGGCGTTGTGCGGCTACCGCTACAGCGCCTCCGTGATCCTCAACGAAACTGGAATCCGCCCGCCGATCGGCGAAGTCTCGCACCTGTTGACCAACGTCCTCCCGCGCATGATCGCCGAGAAGGTCAGCCGGATGTCACCGGAGGAACGAGTGGCTTTGCGTCCGAAGATCATGCCGCGAGACGCGCGGGATCGCGCCGCCGAGATCGAGCCCGGAGACGACGTCAACCTCGCTCTGGAGCGCTGACCATGGCCGCCCACTCCGAGGACCGCATCCGCCGGCGTCGCATCCAAGGCCGCGAAGCCCACGAAACCGCCCGCCGCCGGAAGCGCCGCGAGCTCCGCCGTCGCGGTGTCGCCGTGGCCGACCACCACCTGTACCCGATGGACCCGGAGAAGCAGCCGTTCCGCAAGCTCGTGGCCCGGGCCGTCCGGCGCCACTGAGCCTCCAACGCACCACCGAACCGACCGAGGAGGAACCACCGATGGCCCGAAAGACCCCGCGAGAGCGCGCCCGAGCCCACGCCGGCAAGATCCTGCGCGCCTACTACGAGCTGGCGAAGGTGACCGACCTGCCGGAGGAGACGATCGCCGATCTCGACGAACAGCTCTCGGCGGCCCACTTCCACGCGATGGAGAGCGTTCGGTCGCGGCCGACGGAGTTCCGGTTCCAGGACGAGGCGACGACGCCTGCCGCCGCCGCTCCCGCCGAGCCGCCCCCGAAGGCCCCGAAGGCCGCCCGCAGTCCGAGCACCGACTGACCCCTCACCGGCGGGCCGGCCTGGCAATCGCCGGCGCCGGTCCGCCGAGGTCTTCCTGGACCAGCATCCCCGCCGCCACCAGCACGTCCGCCCACTCGACCCCAAGAGACTCGGCCAGGGCCCGCGCCCTGATGCGGGTCGCCGGCCGGCTCCATCCGACCGAGCCGACGGTCTCGACGCGGGCGACGAAGTGCCGCTCTACCTCGATCTCTGAGCCCCCCGCCGCCCACGCCACGCTCCCCCTTGCCGCCGCCAGCAGGTAGGCGGTGGCGCGCTCCGCGACCTCCTCTTGCGAGGCACCCGTGATCTCTCGCGCCTCGCGGTACAGCCGGGCAACGTCCGCCGCCTCGAAGTTCGTGCCCATCTGCTTGTGTCCTCCCCGATGACGAGATTGTACGGAAAGTGTACAGACTTTCCGGCGAAGATCTGATACACACCCGCTCGACAGCGGCCAGCCCGTGGAATCGGTACTCGCCGCGCCGCCCACCAGCCGTGGAATCGGCGCAGGGCAAGAGGCTGCGAAACCGTGGAATCGGACCTCGCAGAAGGGAACTAGACCATGAAGCTGAAGCTCAAGAAAGACGCCGAAGGAAAGCCCGTCTGGCAGGAGGACAAGCCCGTCTACGTGAACGAGGAGACGGGGCAGGATCTCGCGGCCAACGTGCCGGAGCTGTTCGATCGGCTCGAGGCCACTCGGCACGAGGCGCAGGACCACCGCGAGAAGAAGGAGGCGGCCGAGGGTCAGCTCCAGGCGCTCCGGGCGGTGATCGGTGACGCGACCACACCCGAGACCCTGAAGGCGACGCTCGCCGAGCACAAGCGCCTGAAGGAGGCGAAGCCCGGCGACCCGAAGGTCAAGCCGCCCTCCGAGGAGGAGCTCGAGCGCCTCGTTCAGGAACGGTTCGAGGCGGCCCTCGCCGAGAAGGAGACGGAGATCGAGGGGCTCCAGGCGAAGGTCACGCTGACCGAGACCGACCTCGCAACGGCCGTGGGGAAACACGACCGTCTGCTCCTCAAGACCGAGGCCCAGGCCGCGATCGACCAGGTCGGCATCCGGAGCGAGCTCCGTGACGACGCTCTGCGCTACGTCGAGTCGCTCTGGCGGGTCGAGAAGGACGGGCAGATCCTTCGCCGCGGCGCCGATGGCAAGCCTCTGACCGGCACGGACCCGACGAAGAACTTGACGATCCTCGAGGACCTCCAGGGCTTGACCCGGAAGGAGAAGCGCGTCTGGCTGCCGCCGGCCAAGGGCTCCCAGGACCCGAGCTTCTCCCCGGACGGGCCCTCCGGTGTCGAGGACAACCAGAAGTCCGCGGGCGCCTTGATCAGCGAGTCGTTCGCGATACAACCCTGACCGGCGGGCTCTGACGGCTCCCGGGGATAGGAGGACGACCGGCAATGTTCAGCATGACGGAGTTCCTGAAGACCGAGATGCCCAAGCCCACCCGGGCCGTCATCAAGAAGTTCGTCGATGTGTCGCAGATCTTGCGGGTCATCCCGTGGGACTCGATCATCGGCCCCGGCAGCCCGTTCAACCGCCAGACCGGCCTTCCGACGCCGACGAAGCGCGCCGTCGGCGAGACCTACACCCACAGCCAGTCGACGATCGACCCCGGCTTCGAGGCGCTGAAGATCCAGGGCGGCAAGTCGACGTTCGACGCCTTCCAGGTCGCGACCGGCGGCGGGAGTCGGCGGACGACCGAGATCGAGGCCTTCCTCGAGGCGATCGCGCTCAACTTCAACCGCGACTTCATCAAGGGGGACCAGGCGACCGACCCCCGCGACTTCGACGGCCTTCAGGTCCGGCTGACGGGCGCCCAGGTGATCCAGGCCGACCCGGCCGCCGGGACGGTCCATCCGCTGTCGATCAAGCAGGCGCTCGAGACGAAGAAGCGCGTCCGCAACCCGACGCACTGGGTCATGTCGGACTCCCACCAGAACTGGCTCACGGTGATGGCCCACGACCGAACCGTCGGCGGCTACATCACCCGCACCAAGGACCAGATGGGCGACGAGGTGATGAACTTCTGCAACCTCCCCGTCCAGGTCCTGGACGTCGACGCCGAAGACACCGAGGTGCTGGACTTCACCGAAGCCGTCACCGCCGGTGGCAACGACGGCTCGAGCATCTACTGCGTCTCGTTCCGACCGGACCGCCTCCACGGGATCCAGAACGCCTTCCCGCAGGGCAAGGACCTGGGCCTCGACCCGACGAACGGCACCCAGTACCACGCGGTCGTGGACTGGTACGCCGCGATCAAGATGGAGCACGCTCGCTCGGCGGCCCGCCTGCGGGACATCGCCGACGCGATGCCGACGCTCAACCCGTAGGCGCGCGCTGACCCAGGAGAGCGAGCCCACCATCCTGACGGACTGAAAAGGGAGACCCAAGACCATGCCCCAGAAGAAGAGCTTCACCCCCGCGATCGACCAGCTCATGCGGGACGCCGGGGCCATCACGGCCTCGGCGGCCGCCCTGGTCGGAGGGGTCGCCAAGGAGTTCAACCTCGGCCCCGGCCTCTACGAGGGCCGTATCCACGTCGAGCTCACGGCGTTCGACATCACCGGCGGTGCCGGCGGCTTCGAGCGCTACAACATCCTCGTCCAGGGCAAGGACGCGGCCGGCAACTGGACGACCCTCGCCCAGCTCCAGATCGGCGAGGCGACCGTCACCGACCACGGCGAGGACAGCGTGGCCGGCCACTACGTCATCTACTTCGCCAACGAGCACAACGGCGAGATCTTCGAGACGATCCGGCTCTTCGACGCCATGTCGGGCGAGACGCCGTCGATCAACTACAGCGCCTGGCTCGACTGAGGCGCGCGGAAAGGAACCGGACTGCCATGGCGACCGAAGCGGAAACCATCACCCAGCTCATGACCCTCCTGACGCAGCAGCGCCAGGCGAACGAGCGTCCGCCCCAGCCGGCCCGCGTCGAGGTCTACGACGCCGTGACCGCCGAGCCCCGGATGCTCTACCGGATCGACGCCCGCGAGCAGATGGCGCGCGGGATGGTCGTCGACGACCCCAAGAAGGCGAAGAAGCCCGACCCGAAGGTGCTCGCCGCGGCGAAGGCCGCCCAGCAGCGCCAGGAGGCCGAGGGGCTCGAGGCCCTGGAGATCGAGGAGCTCCGCAAGCTCTGGCGCGCGCTCCACGAGGACCAGGAGCCCAACCCGCGCCTGGGCACCACCCGCCTCATCAAGGAGATCGAGGAGGCGCGGGCGGCCGTCGAGAGCGCGGACCAGGAAGCCGAGGGCGGCGGCACCGGCGAGGGCGGCGAGGAGTAGCCCCTGAGCCATGGCGTTCGCCCCCGAGGAGGTCGAGAACGGCGCCGGCTTGGCCACGGCGATCGTCTACGCCAAGCCGGCGTCGGTCGATCCCGTGGCCGACGCCGTCGCCCATCTCACCCGCCGGGGGCGGACGCGGTTTGCCGCCGAGATCACGGCCAGCCAGGAGGCGCATCTGCTCCGGGCCGTCGAGTACGCCGAGGGCCTGGCACGGGACCGGATCATGGGCATCCCGCGAAACCTGGACCAGGGGCTCCTCATGCCACGCCAGTACATCGTGGTCAACGGCCTGCTGCTGCCCGAGACCGAGGTGCCGCTTCTGTGGCTCTACGCGGTGTGGGAGGCCGCGGAGCTCTCGGCCTCCGGCCAGCCGCTCGGCCACGTGGTCGAGGACAAGGTCAACGTGACGAAGGAGACGACGGGACGGGCGCTCACGACCGAGTGGAGCGGCGCCGGCGCGACGAAGGCGCGGCGCTACCCGTGGATCTACCGCCTCCTGACGCCCTTCCTTCGGGAGGCCGGCGAGGTACAGCGAGGATGAGCGATGGCGATCGATGTCACCGGCAAGCGGCTCGAGGCCGCGGAGAAGCTCCTGGAGGAGGGCATCCTCGTCACGCTGCGGCAGCCCATCTACACCGGCGACACGAAGACCGGAGAGACCGAGCTCCAGGTGCCGGCGCTCAAGGAGCGGTTCACCCCCTTGCAGATCAACAACGACAACGTCCGCGGCCGGGACGTGCGGCTGACCATGGCCGCCCTGCCGCGCAACGCCGACGGCACCTGGGGGGACCCGATCGAGCTCGCCCGCGGCGACCGCCTGGTCGTCTCCGGCAAAGAGATCCTGGTGCTCGACCCCGGCGCCGTCGATCCGAGCGACGAGCCGATCCTCTACGAGGTCCACGCCGGCTACCGGACGAGCCTGGAGGATTGATGGCGCCCGCGGTCAAGGCCCACGTGTTCAAGGTCCGCCTCGAGGGCCATGGCGCCGTCTGGCGCCACAAGGCGCGGGCGATCGTCGACGGCGTCACCTTCGCCCTCTACGCTGAGATCGTCGGCTCCGAAGAGCACCCGGTCGACACCGGCCGGGCCCGGGCCGGCTGGGCGATCAGCGTCTACGTCGCCGGCGACCACCTGCCGCCGGAGATCGAGGTCTCCAAGGTCCGGCAGCGCGGCGCGGCCGAGTATCCGGCGCCCACGGCGGAGATCTTCGTCGCCGAGGTCACTGCCGCGCCGCTCGAGGCCAAGCGCGTGATCTACAACAACGTCGACTACGTCATCTGGCTCGAGGAGGGGACCGACACCCGCGAGGGCCGGCACTTCGTCCGCCTGGCGATCCAGCGCCTGAAGGAGGGTCGCTCGTGAGCACCGAGACGCTCGCGGGCCTGATCGACGCCCGCCTGGACCAAGCGGCCGCCCTGGCCGCGGTCCTCGCCCCCACGGCCACGTTCGTCAAGGGCGGCCGGAACCGGAAGGCTTGGGAGCCCGAGGCCGGCTCCCGGACCTACCTCCGCGGCTACGAGCGGCGGGCCACGGGGCCCTCCCCGCTCTCAGCCGGCGAGCACACGGTCTCGGCTATCACCGGCCTGATCGTCATCCAGATCTTCCTCGAGCTCGAGACGAGCGACGAGCTGGCGTTGCAGCTCGCCGACACCATGCGGCCGGTCTTCATCACGGGCGACGACGGCCTCGAGTTCGAGGAGGGTTGGAGCTTCAGAAACCTCGGCCGGCCGCCGGACAGCGCCCACTGGATGGCGAGCTGCCACTTCCCCTACCGCTACCTCGTGGTCGGAGAAGGGACATAAACCGGGCCACGGCGGCCCACTGGACAGGAGGTCACGATGGCGGAATTCGAAAGCGGAGCCCGGGAAGAGATCCGGTGGGTCGAGACCGACCAGCACGAGGTCAGCAGCGTCACCGACATGACGGTGCTCCCCCACGGCGGCAATCCCACCGGCCCCCACAAGCCCTACGACCGCGGGCCGACCGACGAGGTCGCCTCGGACCTCCAGGTCCAGGACAACCCCGCCCGGTCGTTCACCGTGCCGTTCTCGATGCAGAACGTGGCGCGCTACGGCGCCCACGATCTGCCGCTCCAGCAGGTGGTGAACTTCCGCTGGCTGGCGGGGGTCGACACCGGGGTGCTGGCGACGATCGGCTCCGACGCCCCCGGCAACAAGCTGGTGGCGAGCGCCGGCACCCCGTTCGCCGGCCTTGCGGCGCACGTCCCCTGCGTCGTCTGGCTCTGCCGCGGCGGAGCCACGCCCATCGCCGGCCAGCCGGTCGTCGCGACCGAGGTCCTCGCCGCCGGTGCCGAGCTCGTCCTGGCGCTCGGTGGTGCCAACGGCATCACGCTCACGACCGTCGCCGCCGGCGACGACGTCCAGGTCATGCACTCGGGGGTGATCAAGCTCGGCACCGAGCTCATCTTCGCCATGATCGAGCGGGCGCAGGTCGGACTCGGCCACTTCTACGCCGGCTTCGGCCTGATCGGGACGCAGTACGACTTCAACGGCTCGAAGGGGAGCGACCCGACCCAGAGCTTCAACTTCATGGGCAAGGACGCCGACAACGCCACGGCCACCTTCGGCACCGGCACGCAGACGCCGGCGCCGGGGACCAAGGCGTTCAACTTCGGCTCCGACCTGAAGCACTTCCGCGAGGGCGGCACCGCGGTCCCGCTGCTCTTCCTCCAGTCGCTCCAGTACTCGATCCAGGCGGGTGTCGCCGCGGTCGACCCGGCGGGGATCGACGGCCCCTACGCTCATGAGAAGAACCGCTTCCAGATCACCGGGACGGCCACCTACTTCTCGAACGACGCCGGGCGGGACGTGGGCCAGAAGGCGAACGACAAGGCCGACTCGAGCCTGATCTTCGCCCTCCAGAACACGGTCTCGGGGATCACCCGGGCGTACGTCGACTGGCTGCCGCACGTCCAGTACGACCAGACCGAGCAGCAGGGCGGCGGGAACGACTCGATCTTGACCACGCCCACGAACTTCATGGTCGCGAAGCACCCGACCCTGGGGCTCATGTGGTCGCGGTCGCGGTTCACCGGCGTGCCGCTCACCCTGTAACCCGGGGCGCCTCGCCAGAGAGCGCTCAAGACGGATCACCCCGGGGCCGGCTTCGGCTGGCCCCACAGCTTCTAGGAGGGCAGACGATGGCGACGGTCCAGACCAGTCTCACGTTCACGCTCGAGGTCGATACGGACGGCCTCGAGCGCTACAACCGCAAGCTCGAGGGCGGGGCTCGGGAGATCGACGCCGCCGCGAGCACGCTCGTGGCCTCGGTCACGAACACCGGCGACGCCCCCGACACCGTGCCGCTTCGGCGCGCCCTGCTCCAGCAGTCCGGCGTGCTCGAGAAGGTCAAGCGCGGCGCCGGCTGGGAGCCCCCCAAGGCGGCGGCCACCACGAAGAAGGCGCCGGCCGGCGAGTCCGGCGGCTGAGCCAACCGACCGAGGAGACACCAGTCCTGTTCAAGTGTGGTCACGGTCCCCGTCCGGCACCTCCTCGGCCCGCCCTCGGCATCAGCGGCCGTCGGGCGGCGCCCGGGGGAGCCGCCGAGGGTTCGCCCCGGGTCCGTGACCCTTGGCCGAGGAGACCAAGATGACGAACCTGTTCGATGTCGACAAGACCCTCGCGCACGCCGAGTCGGTGGAGCGCGACACCCGCTGGTATCCCCTGGAGGGCCGCTACTTCGGCGAGCTCTCACCGACACCGCTCAAGGTCCTGGTGACCGGCGGCGGCGAGGCCTGGGGCCGTGCCTGGACCGAGGGGGCGCAGAGCTACGCGAAGCGCTTGAGCCCCTCGGCGAGAAAGGCGTTCAACAAGAACGCGACGAACCCCCTGACGATCAACCCGGACGCCCTGCCGCCCGCGAACCGGCGGGCCATCGAGAAGAGCGGCGCTCTCCTCCGCGTGGCGCTCCTCGGTCCGGAGCTGAAGGACCCGGACAACCTCCCCCAGGAGATCCAGGACGCCTACGGGATGAAGAAGCTCCCGCCGGCGGTCCGGAGGCTCTACGTCCTGGGGTCGGACGGCTACTGGCGCATCCCGCTCCAGGCCGACCCGCCGGCGGAGTTCCTGGCGACCGACGAGCAGGTTCACCGCCTGATGGCGAACAACATGTTCGTCAACCAGGTGGCGGAGGCGCGCCGGCTGCTGCTCGAGGAGGGTGAGGAGTCCGAGGAGAGCGAACGGGGAAACTCCGAAGGTGGATCCGCTGGCAGCGATGGTGGGGAGACGTAGACGAGTCGCAGCGCTCCGGAATCGAGGAGCAGCTCGAGGAAGGCTATGAGCTCAACCAGATCGTCAGCTCGGCACCGGAGCCAGAGGACCTCTGGGTCGAGAACCAACTGGCGATCCTGCTGCACAACCGGGCGGCGGCGCTCAACTGCTCGGTGCTCGCTGTCCTCGACGAATGGGGCGAGCGGCCGGGTCCACTGCGAGAGGAGCTGATAGCGAAGGTCGATCTGATCAGCGGGGAGATGGCGCGCTACGAGAGGGAGAAGATGGCAGAAGCCAAGGCCAAGCAGCACAAGACCTCTTCCTCGGCGCCGAAGCCCCGGAGGCGCTAGCGAGATGTCCGACGTCGTCGAGCGCCTGCTGATCGAGATCGAGGCCAAGGGGGCCGACGCCACGCTGACCCGCCTCCAGGGTGGGTTGAGCGGCGTCGGCTCCAAGGCCGTCGACGCGGACAAGCGGGTCCGCCAGTTCGGCGAGGGCCAGGGCCGGCTCTCCCGCGCCTCCGCCGGCGTCGATCGAGCCCTCCGGGGCCAGATCGCCCAGCTCGCCGCCCTGGGGGGCGCCTACCTTTCGATCCGGGCGGTGATCGACGGCATCGGCGGGAGCGTCCGGATCTTCACCGAGTTCGAGGCGACCCTCGCCGCGGTCCAGGCGGTGACCAATGCCACGGCGGTCGAGTTCGCCAACTTGAAGCAGCAAGCGAAGGAGCTGGGCGAGGCCACGATCTTTTCCGGCGTCGAGGCGGCCCAGGCCCAGGAGCTCCTCGCCCGGGCCGGCTTCCGCGTCTCCGAGGTGATCGGTGCGCTGCCGGGGCTCCTCGACCTTGCCGCCGCCGCCCAGCTCGGCCTTGGGGAAGCGACGGACATCACCGCCCAGGCCCTCCGCGGCTTCAACCTCGAATCGGACCAGAGCGGGCGCGTGGCGGACGTCCTCGCCGCGGCGGCGGCCAACGCCAACACCAACGTCCAGATGCTCGGCGAGGGCATGTCCTACATCGCCCCCGTGGCGGCCGCCGTGGGCATCTCGATCGAGGAGGCGGCGGCGGCGATGGGGGTCCTGTCCGACGCCGGCCTCCAGGGCACCATGGCCGGCACGGGTCTGCGCCAGATCATCTCCGGCCTGATCGATCCGACCAAGGAAGCGGCCGAAGCCCTGGCTGCGCTCGGGGTGAGCGCCGAGGAGATCAACCCCAGCACCAACAGCCTGATCGGGATCGCCGAACGTCTCGCCGCGGCAAACATCGACGCCGCCACCGCCTTCACCGTCCTCGGCGACCGCGGCGCCCCGGCGCTTCTGGCGCTGGTGAGCCAGGCCCCCCGGCTGCGGGAGCTGACGGGCGTCATCGAGGACGCCGACGGGACGTCGAAGAGGATGGCGGCCACCATGCTCGACACGGTCAAGGGCGCCGCCGACGAGCTCGACTCGGTCATCGAGAGCCTGCGGATCGAGTTCGGGGAAGGCCTTGCGCCGGCGCTGCGGGAGAATCTGGCGCTCTCGACCGAGTTCTTCGGCACCCAGGGCGCCGCGGCAGAGGCGTTCGGCCGCCGGGTCGGAGCCGCCTTGAGCACGGTGGTGCGGGCACTGCTGTTCGTCGCCGACAACATCCATTTGGTGTCGGCCGCCTTGACTGTGCTGCTTGTGCGTGCCGCCGGTCTCCAAGCGGCGTCCCTTGTGGCGGTCTTCATCGGTTGGATTCAGCACCTCCAGCAAGTAGCGCTTGGTGCCCAACTGGCTACTGCCGCTGAAAACCGGCTGACGGCTGCGGTGGCGGCCAACGCCGTGGTGATCGGCGCCAGCGGCACCGTTGCCGACCTCTATGCCGCAGAACTCCACGGCGTCGCCGGCTCCGTGGTCGCGACCGGTACTGTCCTCGATCTCTACGACGCGCGGCTCATCAAGACGACGGTGACAACGGGTGTGGCCACGGCGGCAACCGGTGCCCACGCCGTCGCCTCGAACGTCGCGACTGGAGCCATTATCCGGACGGCGGGGGCGACGACGGTCCTCGGCGTCGCCATGGAGCGGCTCAAGATCGCCTTCGCGACCAACCCGGTCACCATCATCATCACCGCCCTCTCCATCCTCGTCGGCGTCCTCTTGCTCGTGAAGAGTCGCACCGCCGAGGCAGCCGAAGCTCAGGAGGACTACAACGACCGCCTCCGGTTCGGGAGTGCCGAGGTCGAGGCCGCGACCCGCGCCCACGCCGAGCTCATCACGAAGCTCGAGCGCGAGATCGAGGTCCGGCGCGAGCTCCAGGGCCTGCTCTCGGAGTCGGCCGCCCGCCTGGCACAGCTCCAGCCCATTCTCGAGGCGGCTGAGACCGCCCTCGCCGGCGGCGACACCGAAGGCTACCGGGCCGCCATCGCCGCGGCGAAGGAGCTCGGGGTGGCCTTCAGCTCGATCGCCGGCGATTCCGGCCTCGAGCGCCTCCGTCTCGAGGTCCGAGCCCTGGAGACCGACCTCGCTCGGGCGAGCACCGGGATTGAGCAGAGCGGCGCGGCGATCAAGAGCGTCGAGGACGCCATGGCGGCGAGCGCGGAGCAGACGCTCGACGCGGAGCTCCGGCTGCGGATCGAGCAGCGGGCTCGCCTCGCCGACATCGAATCCCTGGCTGCCAACGCCGAGGTGGCGATGCACAACCTCATGGCCGCCGGCGGCGACGAGAACTCGGGCTTTTTCGTCGAGCTGGCGAAGGCGCGCGCGGAGCTCGGCCGGCTGGCCGCCGACGCCTCCGCCGCGGCCGACGAGCTCGAGCGGACGAACCAGCGCATCCTGGAGTTCGGCCAGGCGGTCAACGTGCGCCTGGGCCAGATGTTCCGGACCGGCGACATGGAGGGCTTCGAAGCCCTGCTGCGCTCGCTCCCCCAGGATCTGTTCCACACCGTCTTCGGCGAAGCCTCCGATGTCGAGGCCGTGCTCAAGGCGTACCAGGAGGCCCGCGTCCGGCTCGACGAGTACGCCGAGAGCCAGCGGAAGGGCGCCGGCGAAACGAACCGCCTCTCGGACGAGCAGAAGAAGCAGCTCGAGCGCTTCCAGGAGCTGCGAACGGAGCTTCTGGCACAGATCGCCGGCCTCGAGGACGTGGCCCGGGCCTACGAAAGTGGGGTTGTCGCCGGCGAGCGGGCGGTCGGCAACCTGGAGCTTGAGGCGCGCATCCGACAGGTGACGAAGGACCTCACCGAGCAGCAGGCGGCCGCCCTCGAAGACCTGGTGCGGGCTCAGGCCCAGGCCGAGGCCCGCGCCACGGGCGCCGCCTCGATCGCCGACCTCTTGAAGCAGGTGGACGCCCAGGGCGCCCTCGTGAGCGCCTACCACGGCGGCCGCGCCGCCCTCGAGGCCGCCCGCCGGGCCAACGCCCTGGCGGAGAAGCAGCACGAGGCGACCGCCGGCGCCGCCGACGAGCAGGTCGACACGATCCGGGAGCTGGTCCGCATCCTCTTCAACCTGGAGCGCTCGCTCGAAACCCTCCAGGTCCGAGACGACCTCCGGCGCGAGTTGGATCAGCTCGAGGACCTCCGAGACGCCTACGAGACCAACGCCAACGCGGTCATGGAGACTGTCGCCGCCCAGGAGCTCCAGAACGAGATCCACGAGAAGACGGCCGGCTTGGTCGAGAAGGAGGCCAAGGAGATCGAGGAGCTGATCCGGACCCGGGCTCGGCTTCGGGCCGAGATCGGCGCCGGCGCCCGGGTGGCCGCCCTCGAGGAGGAGACCCGGCAGACCCGGGAGCTGGCGGCGGTCAAGCGCGAGGACTTCGCGACGGAGGACCAGTACCAGGCGGCGATCCGCGCCGTCAACGTCGAGCGTCAGGTCCGCCTGGAGTTGCTGGCGATCGAGGCCGAGCGCATGGCGGCGCTTGCCACAATCACCCGCGATGCGTTCGCGACCGAGGCCGAGTACCTGGCCGCTCTGGCAGAGGTCAACCGCACCTTCGCCGACTTCGCCCAGCGGGCCGAGGTCGCCATCCGGGCGAAGGCCGCTCTCGACCACCAGATGTCCAGCCAGGACGGCCTCACCACCTTCGACAAGTGGGTGGAGGCCGGGCACGCCCTCGCCGAGGTCCTCCGGGACGTGGACGAGGAGCTCGCCAACCTGGTCGAGTCCGCCGCGAATCTCCTCGATGCCTTCCAAAACATGTCGGCCGAGGGCGGCAAGCTCAAGGCCGTGGTGGCCGGCCTGGGGGTCGTCCAGGCGGTAGGGACCGCCATCACCGGGCCGAACAACTACGCTGCGGAGGGGGCGCTGGTCGGCGCCATCGTGGGCCTCATCATCGGCGCCTACGCCGGGGACCCGGCCACCGGGGCGCAGGTCGGAGCGGCTGCGGGTGGAGCCCTGGGGAGCTTCATCAAAAAGGGATCGGACGAATTCCTAGCCGAGTTCGAGTTGACCGCGATGGGCGGCCTTGAGGGCGTCGCAACCAAGGTGGAGGGTGCGCTGGGCAGCGTCGGTCGACAGTTCATCGAGGCAATCGAGCGCGGTCTGGCCGCCGCCCTCGATGCCTTGGGAGCCTTCCTGGTCGGCATTCCAGACGTGTCGATCAAGGTCCGCGACGGCATCTATTCCGTCTTCGTCGGCGCGGTCACCGCTCGTTTCAATTCGATGGCGGAGGCGGTGGACTTCGCCATCCTGGAGGTGCTGCGCCAGGGCGACATCATCGGCCTTTCGGACGAGGTAAAAACCGCGATCGAGAACTCGACCGCCGAGAGCTTCGCGGCTCTCGCTCAGGATATCGATTTCGCGCGCTGGGTCGAGCGGCTGCCGGAAATCGGCCAGCTCGCTTCCGACTCGGCGACGGCCCTCCTCAACGCAGTCGACCAGTACCAGGCGGCGCTCCGGAAGGCCAATGAGCTCGGGTTGGACACCGCCAAGATCGACCAGTGGTTCGCCCACACGCTCGACGCGATCCGAAAGAACGTCTTGGGCATCGTCGAGACGAACGAAGAGCGGATCAAGAGAGAGGTCCTGGGCTTCAACCAGACCGTCATGTTGCTCCGGGCCGAGCAGGAGATGCGCCGGGCGGATCTCCTGATGAAGAAGGCCGAGCTCGGCGCCGAGCTGGCGCTCCTGGCCGCCAAGCACAAGATCTCCCTGGCTGACCTTCAGGCCATGGCCGCCCACGTCGCAGCCCAGGGCCGGCTGACCCAGGCGATGATGGAAATCGGGAAGGCAACCCTGGAGATGGTCAACGCCATGTTCCAGGCGCTGGCTGCGATCGACGTCGCCCTCGCCACGGTCGACTCGATCCTTGCTGGCCTGCCCGAGCTGATCTCGGACCAGGAGCTCGAAGATGCCTTGAACCGCGCGGGTCAGGGCGGTGGCGGTCAACGCAAGCGCGAGCGCGAGGAAGCCCTCGCGGAAATCGAAGCCCTCCGCCTCGAGGCCTCCGGCATGGCCGCCTCGGCAATCTCTCTGCGCCAGGGCTTCGCCGACTTCGAGACGTGGATCGCCGACGCCCGGAAGCTCGGCATCGCGGAAGAGCAGCTCGCCCAAGCGCGCCGGGACAATCTCGCGATCACCGAGCGCGAGTTCCGGGCCCGCTTCGAGGGGGTGCTCCTGGGTGACGGGCCGGCCGGCTCGATCCAGGCGCTGATCGACGACTACCGGACCGCCTTCGACGAGGCGGCCGAGATCGCCAGAGAGCGGGCGAAGGTCATGGGCACCACCTTCGAGGAGGAGTTCGCCAAGCTGGCCGCTCTGGTGGGCGATGCCTTCGGCAAGGAGCTCCGGGACCTCGTGACCGGCGAGATCGGCTCGCTGATCGCCGCCGGTGACCTCTCCGGCCTCCAGGAGCTCCTCGACGTCCTGATGGGGATCTCGACCGCCGGCCTCCCCCCGGAGATGATCGCCGTCCTCCAGGCCATCCCCGGCCTCGCCGAGCAGATCCGCCAGGCGATCGACACCCTTCAGGAAGCCGGCCTCGAGGGCGGCACCCCCGGGCTCGACCTCTCGCCCATCCGGGAGGATCTGGACCGCGCCCGCGGCCTGTCCGAGACCGATGTTGCCCTTCGGGAGATCGCTCAGCGCTTCGCCGCCGTCCGGGCGCAAGCCGAGCTCCTGGGGGCGAGCCAGCAGGAGCTGATCGACATCGAGCTCGCCCACCGTTCCGCAATCGAGGCGGTCCGGCAGGCGGTCCTCGAAAGCGTCCAGGAATACACCGACGCCGTCCTGGGGATCGGCGAGTACCAGCGGCGCCTGATCGACCTCCAGGACACCTTCCGGGCCGCCCGGGAGGGTCTGGCGGCCGCGGACGACGCCCTCGCCGGCCTGGAGGACCCAGACACCGCGCGGGGCAACGAGATCGTCGAGCGACGGGTTCAGGCGATCGAGGACATCTTCATCAGCGGGCTCGACCGGCTGGTCGAGGCGATCGCCGACCGCTTCGGGATCGACCCCGGGGACCTCGCCGCCGGGCGTGAGCCCGAAGGCGAACGCGACCGGGGGGCGACCGAGGGGCTCGACGCCATCCGCGAGGTGCTCGAGTCGCTGCTCGACCCGGGCCTCACGGCCCGCGAGGTGCTCGAGGGCCTGATCGAAGCCATCCGGGGGGTGCGGGAGGACGCCGGAAGCGGCGGCCGCAGCCTGGACGGCCTCGGCGACGCCATCGACGGCATCCGGGACACGATCCGCGGCGTGGCCGGCGCCTTCGACACCCTGACCGAGGCCGAGCGCCGGGCCGTCCGGGCTCTCGGGGTGGACTTCATCGGCTCGCTCGAGGATCTGGGGGTCGCGCTGCCGACGGATCTCGTCCTCGAGCTGGCCGAGGCGCAGTTCGCCCTCGCCCAGGCCGAGGCGATTTCCTCGGCCCTCGCCCTGGCCGCCGCGGGCGCCTTCGAGGGGCTGTCGATCACCCTCGCCGACCTCCTCGAGTTGATCGCCGGCGCCAGCTTCGACGCCTCGAGCTTCGGCCGCGGCTTCGGCGGCGGCAGTCCCCGCCCAAGTCCGGACCGAGACCCCCAGCAGGAGCTTGACCGGGTGCGCCAGCAGATCGCCGACCAGGCGCGGCAGTGGCGGGATCTCCTGCTCGACCCGTTCACCCGCCAGCTCCTCGACATGCAGCGGCGGTTCAGCGAGCTCTCGTTCGCCCTCGCAGAGGCGGGCGGTAGCGCCGCCGAGCTCGCCGACCTCGAGGACGCCCTGGGGGCCGCCCGGCAGCACCTGATCGACCAGCAGCTCCAGCCCATCCGGGACGTGCTCCGCGACTTCCAGACCGAGGGCCCCGGGGTCGCCAGCCGGGAAACGCTCCACTCGCTCGAGAGCCAGTTCGCGGCGGCGATCGCCCGGGTTGAGGGCGGGGACTTCTCCGCCATTCAGGACGCGACGGACCTCGCCCGCCGGCTGCGCGAGGTGGGCGCCGGCTTCTTCGGCACCTCGTCCGGCGCCTTCGAGCACCTGGTCGACACGATGGAGGCCCAGCTCCAGGCGATCCTCGACTCCGGCGTTGAGCCGAACATCCCGGAGGAGACCCTCGACGTCGTGACCGAGAACCGGGACCTGACGGCGCAGATCCTCTCGGAGTTCCGGGGCTTCCGCGACCAGTCGAAGGGGCAGGCCGATGCCCTGCTCACCAGCCGCGCCCAGGAGCTGGTCGAGATTCTCGGCCGAGACGACATCACCCAGGGGCAGCTCCAGTCGACGATCTCGCAGCTCCTGGCGATCGCCAGCCTCGAGAATCTGGTCGCGGGCAACACCCAGGCGGTATGGACCGCCCTGGGGGGGCTCCTCTCCGTCAAGGACCAGCTCTCGCCCCAGCAGCTCGCCCAGCTCCAGGCTGTGGCGCAGACCCTCCTCGGCGTCGAAGGGCTGTCGGATGCTCAGCGGGATCTCCTGGAGGACATCCTCGGCGAGACCGGCGACACGGCCCGCTCGATCTCCGACAGCGTGGCCGCCCAGATCGCCTTGAAGATCACGCAGCTTCAGCTCAAGGCGGTCGCCGATAGCCAGCTCTCCGAGCTCAAGACCCACACGGACCGCCTCGCCTCGATCCGCGACTGGCTGAAGTCGATCGATGCCACGCTCAAGGCGATGCCGAGCTTCCAAGGCGGCGGCCTCATGCCCTCAGACGGCCTCGCCTTCCTCCACGCCGGCGAGCAGGTCCTGACCCCGGGCCAAACCGCCCACTACGAGGCGCTGCTGCGCAGCAGCTCTGCGGCAACGCTCCGACCCGACCTCCTGAGCCTCTCGAGTGGCGCGATCGCCTCAGGGGCACGCCAGGCGGCTTCTGAGTTCGCCTCGCTTCTTCTGCGCCAGGCCGAGACGAGCCTCGCCTTCCGAACGGCCGCTCCCGAGCAGAGCGTGCGGATCATCCTGCCGCCGCCTTCGACCGCCTCCGGCGCCGACGCGGCCGACGCCCGAGATCTCCGCCGGCGCCTGGAGGCCCAGGAGCGCCAGAACGATCTCCTGGTCGAGGAGATCCGAACGCTCAACAAGAAGATCGACCGGCTGGCCGACGCCGTTCTGGCCTCGGTCCAGCAGGGCCAGCCGCGGGCCGGCGGGAGGGCGAACCCGTGAGCTCCGCCCTCTTCGAAGCCTTCGCCCGTTCCGCGTCCTCGAGGAAGATCCTGCTGGTCGAGCAGGACCTGGTCGACCCGGCGACCGGCCTGGTGGTCGATCCCCTGGTGGTGGACCTCGGCCGGTGGGCGACGCACCACTTCACCAACCGCCCGAGCGATGCCCCGGCGAACGTCTACTACGTGCCGCGGGTCAAGGGCGGCTTCGAGCTCACGCGCTCCCTCGTCGACGGGAAGCGCCTCCGGGGCTCCTCGCTCCCGGACTACGGGACGCTCCAGCTCATCAACGTCGACGGCGGGCTCCACGCCCTCGCCGACTACGTGGCGGCCGGCCAGGCTCTGCGCTTCAAGCTCGGGAGCCACGGCTGGCCGATCGCCGACTTCGAGACGGTCTTCGACGGCCTCGCCGAGAGCCTTCAGCCATCCCGAGACGGCCGGGTGATCGTGCTCCGGCCCGAGTCGGCCGACCGGGTGCTCAAGGTGCCGATCCAGAGCCGGAAGTTCCTGGGGCTCGGGCAGGCGCTACTCCACGACGGGGCGAACGACCAGGAGGACGCCGGCGACACCTGTGACGTGGGGGCGGCCGACAGCTTCGTCTTCCACGTCAAGTTCCGGGGCGACGCCGGGGAGGCCGGCACCACGGAGACGCTGGCGGCGAAGCGGACGACCGGCGCCGGCTACAACATCGACATCAACACCGCGAACCGGGCCGCGGTCACGGTCTCGGATGGCACCGACGTCGCGACGGTGACGGCCCCCGCCGGCGACATGCGGGACGGCCAGGTCCACAGCATCTCGCTCGAGCTCAAGCGCTCGACGAACACGCTCCGCCTGCTGGTCGACGGCGAGCCCCAGGGGAGCGCCGACGCCGCGGCGGTCGGGAGCCTGGTCAACGCCAGTACGCTGCGCTTCGGGGAGAGAAGCAACGGCGTCCAGGACTTCAAGGGCTCGATCCTCGAGGTGGCCTGGGCGAGCGGGGAGCGGACCGACACCGAGCTCAAGAGCTGGGCCACCCGGCTCCTCGACTGGAGCGAAGACCGCGCCCTGACCTGGCCGATCAACGAAGGCGCCGGGCCGACCGCTTTCCAGGAACACGACCTCGTGCGGGACTACCTCTCCCTCAACGGGGTGGACGACTCGCTCGAGGTCGCGCTGGCGACACCGCTCTACGTCTCAGGGGCGCCGAGCTACTCGGTTGAGGTATTGGTTCACGAGGGGGCGATCGGCACGAATGACGATCTCTGGTCCGAAGGACCTACGTCCGGCCTGGCACGGGTCAGGATTGGCAGCGGCGGCGTAACGGCTACGAACCTCAGGTACTTCCTCATAGATGACGCCGGGGTGACCAGGGCAAACCTCAACTGGACCAACGTCTTCGTCGGTGCGGGTCCGTGGCACCTCGTCCTCGTGGACGCCGCTGGGCAGGTGAGCCTCTACCGCAACGGCATCCTGGTATCCACGCTGGCCTACACGCCCGGCGGGACTTTCACGCTCAACCGCGCCGGGTTCGGCGCTCTGTTCACCTCCGTAGCCTCGAACTTCTTCCCCGGCCGCCTCCACGTCGCCCGCCTCTGGCGCCGACCGCTCACGGCAGAGGAGATTCCCGCCCTCGCGCACGCCACGACGGCGGCCGACCCCACGGGGCTTGCAGTGCAGCTTCTCCTGGACGAGAACTCCGGCACCCCGCAGGACAGCTCCGGGAACAACCGGACGATCACTCTGACCGGCGCCACGTGGGGCACGATCAACGCCGCGATCACCGGGTCGACCTGGACGAGCTCGTTCGAGGGAGACGCCAGCCTAGCCGGCAAGCCGTGGCCGACCTCTTGGGGCGAGGTGCCCCACCGGGAAGCCCACCTGATCGACCAGATCGAGCTCGTCTACGCCGTCCACTTCCGCGCCGTCCACGACATCGATGGTGTCTACGAGGGCGGGGGCAAGCTGATCCCGAATCGCTCCGAGACCTCGGCCGACGTCCGCTTCCACTCCGGATCGAAGCGGATCATCAACTTGGGCGGCCAGGACTGGAGGAGCTACAAGCCCGGCCAGACGATCACGGTCGGCGGCTCGGCGGGAAACGTCGGCGACAAGACGGTGGCGACGGTTGACGAGGTGGCCGGCCGGTGGCTCACGATCGTCGAGGCGGTGACCTCCGAGCTCGCCGGCCCCTCCATCACGATCGCCACGGCGAGCGGGACTCACGACTGGACCGACTTGGGCGACGGACTCTTCCAGCTCGAGAACCCGGCGACGAAGCCCGTCACCTGCCGGCTGCGCGGCGACGCCGAGGGCGGCTACGTCGACACGGTGCCGGCGCTCATGGAGCGGATCGCGGTCGACATGGGCGGGTGGGATCCGGCCAAGGTCGCGGCCAGCTTCGCCGCGGTCGAGGCCGCCTACCCCGGCTTCGTGGCCGGCTACGCGACGGGCTTGAAGGAGGAGACGGTCGACCAGGTGATGAGCCGGCTGGCGGTCTCCCTCGGCGGCACCTGGGGGGTTACGACCGCCACCCGTGAGCTCGACCTCCTGGTGGTCGCCCCGCCCGACCCAGCCCCGGCGCCGGAGGACCTCCTGGAGATCACGGAGGCCGAGATCCTCCGGATGGAGTGGCAGAGGACCGAGCCCCCGGTCCTGAAGGTGGTGGCGAACCACCGGCCGAACTTCCGGGTGCTCACCTTCGATGAGCTGACGGGCTCGGTCCAGGAGGATCGCACCTCCGCCGGCCAGGCGTGGGCGAAGTTCGTGCAGCAGGAGTGGAGCCGGGTCGAGGTGGGCGAGCCCGCGGGGACCTCGCCCTCGCTCGCCGAGCTCTACCCCCTCGCCGAACCCGAGGACGTGGTCAACACCTACCTGGTGCGCCCCGCCCACGCCCGGGTGATCGCCGAGCAGGAGTTCGCCAAGTACGGGGCGGAGCGGGAGTTTTTCGCGGTCGATCTGAAGCTCCAGCCTTACCTGTATGATTTCCGCCGGGCCACGGTGCGGGCGACACACGAGCGGTGGGCGAGCACCGCCGCCGGGAAGGACTTCCGGATGGTCGAGGTGAAGCTGCGAAGGACCGGCACGACCTTGGAGCTATGGGGATGAGCAACGGCGAATCGATCAACTTCCTGCTCGGCTGCGCGCCGAACTGGATCGATCACCCAGACACGGTGCTGACCGCGGGCGGTGAGGTTGCCGGCCGGGAGGTCGAGAACCTCCAGACGAAGCTCATGGGGGAGACGTGGCGGACGCCCAACCTGCTGCCCCACAGGACGAAGGTGACGGTGGACTTCGGAGCGACGGAGCGCGCCTCGCGGGCTCTTCTGATCGGGAACCACAACCTGCTCGGAGCGGACAACTTCGTCCGGGTTCGGCGGGATGATGAGATTACGGAGGACCGGTTGTGGCCGGCGTACAACGATGGGGTGAACGCCGACGCCTTCATCGCTCCCGATAACGTGACCGGGACTCCATCGATGCTGCACGAAGATCCGCTCGGATCGATCACCACGTGGGTAACTCCAACTGATCCGGAGTTCACAGGAGAGATGGACTTTCGCGTGCGGCTGCAAAAGCCACGCAGGCCACTGAAGACTGGTCCGTTTCTTCAGTCGATCCTCGTCGCGTGGCGACCGGAAGACGAGTTGAAGGTTCTGGGCAGTCTTTACGTCGCCCTATATCAGAACGGCGTAGATCAAGCGATTGGTATCAATCAGGACGGCGATCTCGGAGGCGAAGAAGGTACTAGAGTTCTGGAGCTGAAATTCGATGCGGCCGACCTGGATGATCCCACGGGGGCCGACCTCGAGGTGCTTATCTCCTCGGTTGGTGCCGGCCTCCATGAAATCGGAGGCGTGGTCTGGCACGCTACCTGGGACAACCGGGAGTATAGGATCACCTCCCCTCCGTCCGGCGCTCAGGTGATTTCACCCACGAACACCGACCCGACGACTCCTAACGCTGGCGAGGTCAGCGGCAACCCATTCGATCCGCCGTTCAACGATGCATTGCACATCGAAGCGAACAACAAGAGCGCCGACATGTCGTTCCGAGTCGGCCTGGTCGAAGCGGATGTCGTGGGGAAAGTCGCCCAAGGTGCCAACCTTCAGGTCGTCGCAATCCGGTGCGAGAGGACGCAGGGAACGGGCTCGCCCATCGCCACGGTGGAGGTATGGCAGAACGGCGTCGATCAGGGGATCTCCGGGCAGGTTACGATCAGCACCAACGGCGACCACTTCGTGATCGTGCCCTTCGACGCGGCAGACCTTGACGACACGAGCGGAGCAAACTTTGAAGTCAAGGTTATCGGGACCACCAACGGCTCGGATAACATCCGGGTTTTCGAGGTCATGTGGTTCGCCCTCACCACAGAGACCGGCCATGAGTTCGACTCCGGCTATATCGAAATCAGCCCGGTCAACCCCAATTCCCTGTGGGGTGAAGTCATTCCCGATGATGTCGGCAAGGTGGTGATCGCTTCCCTGCCGGTGATCTACGAAAACGCTGCCGGGTCGGCGATCGCTTTGACCGGTCGCTTCATGCTGATCGAATTCTACGCTCGCTCTGCCTACATCGAAACCGCCTCCCCTGGAGTCTTCGAGTTCACAAACCTGTTGGCATCAGGAGACGACTTCCTTGATCTCGGCCGCCTCGCCGAAGGCCCGGGCCTCGACGGCATGAACCTCGCTCGCGGCTTCCAGTTCGAGGTGGTCGATCTCTCGAGCTCCGACACCTCCGATGGCGGCGTTCTGTGGGAAGACCAGGAGGACGTCTACCGAGTGGCGCGGATCAAGCTCACCTCGCTCAGGAAAGAGATCGCCCTGTCTGACCTCTTCGAGTACCTCTACCGGCGCGTGGGGACGACCGAGGACGTGCTCTTGGTGATCTACCCGGAGGATGAGCAGTTCCGGCGGTCGGCCTTCGTGTGGGGGCCGATGGTGCGCCCCGGGGGCCTCGACAACGATGAGGGGGTCCGTTTCTTCTCCAACTTGCAGATTCGGGAGAGACTATGATCCCCCGTCTCCAGGTGGAGATCCTGCTCGACACGGCGGCGCACGCGGCGACGGTGCGCGACTCCCTCTCGGCACAGGCGGCCTCCCGTCCGCGGCACGGCGGCCGCTTCGAAGCCGCGCCGGCGGTCGAGGCGGACGAGGCCGGTCGCGGCCACGTTGTGCGCCTGGACGTCCGCTACCCCGCCCGGGGGGACCGGGACGCCGTCCGGGACTGGGTTCGCCAGCAGCTCGACGAGCACCCCGTGGTCAAGGGCTGGATCCGCGGTATCGTGGTCTCGACGCACCTCTGTACCCATGACGAGGAGCGTCCGGGCCCGTGCTCGGAGAGCGAGCACGTCGTGGTTCTGAGCCGGGGGGAGAGGGTCAACGGCGGGAGCGACCCGGCGAGGGCCGAGACCAGGAGAACTAACTCGTGACCGAGATCCTTGACAGACTCCGCGTCCTCACCGCCTCGCTCACGAGCCCGGACCTGCTCGCCAAGCTCGTCGAGAGCCTTCCCGATGCGCTGGTAGTGGTCGACGAGGGGGGGCTCGTCATCCTGTTCAACGAACAGGCCGAACTGCTCTTCGGCTACCACCGCTCCGAGGTGCTCGGCAAGGCGGTAGAGATCCTCGTTCCGGAGGCGGCGCGAGAGCTGCATATAAAACACCGGGCAGGCTTCGTCGCCGAGCCTCGGAACCGGCCGATGGGGCTCGGTCTCAACCTTTCCGGCCGCCACAAAAACGGCTCCGAGTTTCCGGTCCAAATCAACCTCTCGCCGGTGCAGACCCCTGATGGCCTATTCGTGTCGGCAGTCATTAGAAAGAAGCGAGCATGAGCGATGCCGGGCTTGAGGGCTGGGGCGAGTACAGGAGGCTGATCCTCCAAGAGTTGGAGCGACTGGCTCGGCAGGTTCAAGAGCTGAACATCAAGATCGACAATTTCCGCGCGAGCGACATCGCGGACATCAAGGTCGAGATCGCCATGCTGAAGGTCAAAGCCGGGGTCTGGGGTGCTATCGGGGCGGCGATTCCAGTGCTGGCGGCGGCGCTGTGGTGGTTACTGTCGAAGTGATACAAGGGCTCCATGATCCACGATGCGACCGCCAGAAAACTCCCCGCCGAGCCACTCCCTGACTCATATTTGTCAAGGCTTGCGCAAGGGGTTTCGAGCGTGACCGCTAAGACAAAGGAGCAGGTTCACGACCTGACGAAGGGATGGTTCCCGGCGACGAAGACCGCCGGCTGGATCGTGGCTGCCGTCTTCCTTGGCATGTGGGTACAGGCCAAGATTTCCGATGTCGAGTTGCTCAAGCGAGAGCAGGCCAAGACGACGGCCACCCTTGAAGAGATCCGGTCTGCTGTGCAGTCGATCCGTGACGATAGGGTGGCTGCGCAAAACGCAGTAATCGATCTCAAGGCGCAGATGATCGCGACCGAGGAAGCTCGGAAGAGATTCGAGTTGGAGTTCCGTCTGTTTGAAGATAAGGTGTGGGGTCGGGTCAGTCACATGCCCTACACAAACCCGGGACGTAGATCCCAACAGGAGTGAAAGCTATGGGACACAGCGAAGAGCACAATCGATGCATCCTGATCGGCGGGTGCGCCGCCTCGGCGCAGGCCGCACTTGACGCGGCGGCCGTCGAGCTCGAGCGGGCCGGAGATCACGCGGGGCTCTCTATGGTCGCTCGCGCCCGGCAGCCCCTCGGCGAGCTGGCGCGAGCCTACCCGTGCGATCGCGGCCGGGGGGAGAGCGGTACATGACCAAGATGAGCCAGCCCGGGGCCGGCACAGGCCCATTCCCGCCGTGCGTCGGCGCAGTAGCTCAGGTCGGCGCCGCGATCGCGAAGGCCCTCTCGCCCCCGAAGGCCGGGCCGGCCCCGAAGGGGAACGATGGCAAGCGCTGAGGATTGGGCCGAGCGCAACGCCGCCTTCGTCGGCAGGTTCCAGGCGGCGCTCGGGCTCCAGGAAGACCGACGGGCCGGAGACGACACGCACAACGCCCTGACCGGCCTGCTGCTGCGGGCCGGAGTCACGGCCCCGGAACCGCCGGCGCCGGCGGGGCTCGCCCTCAACCGCGGCATCCGGCTGCCCGCTGACCAGTACATGCCGACGAAGCAGGCCAAGAGCCTGATCGTGGTGCACCACACGGCCGGCGGCTCGGCTCGGTCTACTTTCGATTGGTGGAAGACCACGCCGGAGCGGATCGGCACCGCCTACATCGTCGAGCGGGACGGGACGGTCCACGAAGTCTTCGACCCGTCCTCCTGGGCCTACCACCTGGGCGTCAAGGGCGAGGTCGAGCTCGAACGCCGCTCCATCGGAATCGAGATCGCCTCGGAGGGCGGGCTCACCCCGGGGCCGGGTGACCTCTACGCGTTCGGGGTCGTCTCCGACCGCACACGCTTCCGGGGCGAGGTCTACGACCACGGGAGCGACTGGCGGGGCTTCCGCCACTTCGCCGCCTACACGGAACCGGCACTGCTCTCTGTCTTCGCCCTGGTCGACCTCCTGTGCTCGAGGTTCGGCATCCCCCGCCAGACGCCGGCGGCGGAGCTCGAGTACGATCAGGCGCTCAGGGGCTTCCGGGGGGTGATCGGCCACCACCACGTCCGGGCGGACAAGAGCGACGTCCACCCCGGCTTCCCGTGGGTTCGCCTGGTCGAGTCGGCTGGTCTGGCGCAGAGGTAGGATCAGGGACAGGGGACCGATGCCGATCTACTATCAGGAGGGCTTCCGCTACGTCCTCCACCAGCCCTACGAGCTCGACTTGAGCGAGTACGGATTCCAGCCGATCATCCACGCGAAGATTGGCAACCCCTGGGTCTCGATCGACGAGCACTGCATCCTACGGATCAGCGCGACCTACGCCTGGGACGGCGATTCCGGGCCGGCGCGAAACACCCTGGCATCGCGCCGGGCCTCCCTGGTGCACGATGCCCTCTACCAGCTCATCCGGATCGGGGCGATTCGCCCCACGCAGAAGCATCTGGCGGACCAGGTCTACCGAGACATCCTCTTGGAAAACCGCATGTGGCCACCCCGGGCATGGTGGAGATCGCAGGGTCTCCGGCTCTTCGGAGCCAACTCCCTGACCCGGGAGCGGCCGGTGCTGGTGGCTCCATGAGGTAGGCGGGGCGCCCCGGGGTGGGCTGCCAGGCTTCGGCCCCGGGGCGCTGTCTTTGCGGAAGGCTTGAGGTAGGGCGTTGTGGAAGATCGGTTGGTAGGCTCTGTGGGCAGGAGCTCGCAGAGGACGGGCCGTGACCTTCGACCATCAGACCTGCGAGCAGATTGAGGAGAGTGTAGCAGAAGGTGGCTGAACGTCGGCGCAAAAGGATACGGCCCCGGATCAACGCCGGCACGCTCGCGCGACTTGCCGACTACCCGGGGCCGTTGCGTCCCTCAGAGCTTGACAGGCGGGGTGCCTGACTGTAGCCTGAGGTTGGACGGACGCCGAATGCTCTCTACCAACACCATAGTATCACAGGGCACGATACCAAAGCCTCTCCCTTCAACAGAGGCCAAGACGACTGCGCGTCCGGCTGGTCGGCAACCGAAAATCCGGGCTCTGGACATACGCTGACAACCCGGTGAGACAGGGGCACCCTTCGGGGCGGGGATGGGGAGGAGGTCGCCGGCCGTAGCTCTCCCACCAGGGAAGAGCTGGAGACCGGATAGGGGCAGTGCAGCACTACCCCCACCCACCTCCTAGAGCGGGATGTGCCTGGCTCGAGACCGCGGGCAACCTCTAGCCCTTCCTGCTATAGTTCGTGTCTAAGGTTGTACGGGGATAGTCCCCGAACCAGACCGAGGAGGTGTCCATGTTCCGCACGATCCTGTTCCTGTGGCTCGTTTCCCTCGCCGTCTGCGGCGCGCTTCCGGTCGCCGCCGAGTGCGGCGAAGGGCGCATCGACTGCGACGCGGAGGGCCCGTCGCCTCCCAGCTTGCAGGTGGTCCTCCACAAGCCCGTAATCCAGGCCCGCTCGAGTGAGTTCCTGAACCCGCTCCCTGTGGGCGCCACCTTCCTCATCTACCCCGCGCCGGCCTCTGGACCGAACTGGCCCGGCCACGAGAACGAGTGGGCGATCTGGAACGGCTCCGGGTGGGATTTCGAGTTCCCGATCGACGGCTCGCTGACCTACGTCCAGGGGAACGACGCGATCTCCGGAACCCACGCCGGGGAGTGGTATCGCTGGTCGGATCAGCGGGGATGGGACCTGATTGCCGAGCAGGCGATGGGCCGCATGCCGGTCGGCAGGGTCTCCGAGGACACGATGATCGACGCTCTCGCCCACTGGACGTCCTACCTGGTCGTCTGTGCGTGTGCGGTCGACCTCCAGGTGGCCGCGGCCGTCGAGTTCGGCACGGTCGTCATCCTCACGCAGAAGGCGGCGGGGACGACGACCGTGACGGCGGGCGGGGACCTCATCAGCGGCCAGCCGAGCCGGATGCTCAACCAGTGGCAGACGCTCCGGCTGCAGGTGATGGTGAACGAGCACGGCCTGGCCGAGTGGGTCCAGTGGTAACGGGCCACGCCTGAGATCGACGGCGGCCGGGTCTCCGCTCGGGGCCCGGCCGTCCTACCCCGCGTTCCCGCCAGAGTCGGACCCGGGAGCCTTACCTCCGACAGCCGCAACCTCTTCTAGCAGCCGGCGGGCGGCGGCCTCGACCTGCCGCGCGTGCCTCTCGATTCCGGAGAGGGCGCCTCCGGTCGGTCGTCATGGACGTGAGCGGTGGTGAGAACCACCTTCGACCCGGTCACCGGGTGCTGCTCGCCGTGCGCCGCCCCGCACCACTCGCACCGACCGCCAGCCCTCACGAAGCGGACGAAGTAGGAGCGGAGCTTCCAATCCTTCGGATAGCGGGCTCGGTTCTCCGGGCGGATCGGCATGGCGACTCAGAACAGCCCAGCCTCCCGCTCCGGCCGGGTGTCGATCACCGCCCCGTCCGGCAGCGGCACCTCGAAGCGTACCCGCCACAACCGCTCCGCCTCCCGGATGAGCAGGTCCCTCGAGCTCCCCTTCGGAGCGACACCCTCGACATCGAGGCCACCGGCGGCCACCACGTAGCGGACAGGCTCGAAGTCCGGCTGCTGCCCGAGCCCCCGGATGGTCACCTTCGGCGCCACGTACTCGACCCGCGGGCCGATGTCGAAGATCCGGATCTCGACCCGCGGCGCCCATGGCTCGTCCCACCGGCGGCGGCTCTCCCCGTGCGCGTTGATCCAGTGGTCGTTCGACACCAGGCCGGCCTCCTGGAGGAGATCCCACACCCCCTGCTCGAAGTTGACCAGGTCCCCCCGCTGGCCGGAAGCCATGAAGATCACGGTCTCGACCTCCGCCATGTGGCCCTCCGGGAGAAGCGGCCGCGGCCCGGGCGCCTGCCGGGCGATCCGCTCGGCGTCGCGCTGCCAGCGGGTGAACTCCGTCGGCGGTTGGACCCGGGGGGCGAGCCTGCCCTCGGCGCGGCGGAGGACCTCGGCGGCCTTGGCCGGGCTGGTCTCGACCAGCTCCCGGAGGTGACGCAGGAGCGCGTTCGGCCCCATGACCAGCGCCGGCACCCGGACGGCGTTCTTCCCCGCCCGCCGGGCCGCCGCCCGGTCCTCCTGGAGCTGCGCCTTGGTCTTCCGGAGCCGAAGGGATGCGATCCCGGGGTAGGTCAAGCGGGGGCTGGTCTTCTTCCCGACCACCCGCCCCGGGATCACGATCTCGGCGAGGGGCTCTCGCCGGCTCACCCGGTCGCGGCCTCGAGGTCTTCCTTGTCGCCGTCGCCCTCCGCCTCCGCGGCCTCCCGCGCGGCGAAGTCGAGCAGGAACTGGTCCGGCTCCTCGAGCGCCCGACGCAGATCCTCGAGCTGCGACAGCTCGCGGACGAACTGCGGGTTGCGCGCCAGGACCTGCGGGTGAATGGCGAGCGACGGGCTGTCGCTCTGGTAGAGCAGGCGCGTTCCCCTCGAAGTGGACTGCTCGGTCTTTCCTCCCGTCTTCCGCTCGACCTGCGAGAGCAGGTGGTCGACCAGGCCGATGCAGCCGGGATCGGAGAGGCCCGACCACAGCGTCAGGTTGACCTGGAGGACCAGGTCGTACTTCGAGAGCCACCAGAGCTCCTCGGAGGCGACCTTCATGGCGCCCCACTGCGTCTCCGAGCGGTCGAGCGCCCACAGGAGGGCGATCGAAGCATCGGCCAGGCCCTGGTGGTGCTCCTTGATGAGCTTCTTGACCGTCTTCACCAGCTTGACGTCGTCTGCGACTTCGAGAGTCGCTGCCTTCACTTCGTCCATGGCGTCCTCCTTAGGGCCTCCACCGCGCCATGGAGGTGGTTCGTCTCTCGTCCCGGGTGGCGCGACCTGCTCTGGACTGCCCTGCGATCGGGGGCCACTATACACCAGAACCGTAGTCTGTTACCATCCCTGACGTAATGGACTACGGGACAGAAAGGGAGAGGGACGGGGGAAGGCCCCTGAACGAAGTTGGCCCCCGAGGCCGCACAACCCCGGGGGCCGGGTCCTCCTGAACCAGCAACCTTCGGAGGTAGCGGCTGGGAGCCGCCGAGACAGAGGATAGCACAGAGCGAGAGGAGACCATGCGAGACCACGTGACCTTCGTGCCCGAGAGCGTCCGGGAGCAGCTACGGTGCCTGGCCGAGGAGCTCAAGACCGGGGGCGTCAACGGCGCCGTCGAGTTGATCCTGCGGGAGACCGCGGTGACCGCGGACTCCCTCGCCGAGCGAGTCGCTCAGGGATTCCGCGTGATCCCCGAGTACCTCGGCGAGGAGTGGGTCCGGCTGCCGGTGACCGTCACCGGGGAGCACAAGGCCGCGATCGAGGAGGCTGCCGCCCAGCTCGGGGTCCAGAGGATGCGCCTCCTCGGCACTCTGCTCACCGCCGCCGCCCGCAACCCGCGGGATCTGGCGGCCCTCATCACCGGAGGCCGCGCCCGGTCCGCACAGAGCGAGGAAGAGGAAGATGTCGCAGTCGCAGTGGAAGCCTGAACCCGCCATCCCTGTCTTCGCGGGAGGCCGATAGGCCATGCAGTGGCATCTCTTCGCGTCCCGCGTCCGGAAGGCTGGCCTGCGACCCGTCCGCCGGAACCCGACCCACTGGCAGATCCAGGGCGGGATCTTCCTCGTCAACTTCTACCCCGGCGGCCGGAAGGGCCCGACGCTCTACGTCGCCGGCTCGGTCTCCGGGAAGCGCCTCCAGGGCGACGACGATGCCCAGCTCCGCCAGGTGATCGCCGCCGCCAGCACGCCGCCGCGGCGAGAGAAGCGCGACAGCCGGAGCAAGGACAGCCAGAAGCGCCGGCGCCACAAGCAACGCCTCATGGGCCGGGACCCGCACTGCTACTGGTGCCGGATCGAGCTCACCCTGGAGGAGGAGAAGGTCAGCGACACCGTCCGCTACGCCACGCTCGACCACAAGGTGCCGCTCGGCGCCGGCGGGCTCGAGCACTCGAACAACTACGTTCTCGCCTGCGAGCCATGCAATCTGGCCCGGGGCGACCGCACCGGGGCTCCACCGACGGAGCCCCGCGAACCAGCAAGGGAGACGTCATGAGAATCGTCAGGCTCGAGGTCGAAGACTTCAAGCGCATCGAAGCGATCGAGATCCGGCCGGAGGGCGAGGCCGTCGAGATCACCGGCAAGAACGAGCAGGGGAAGTCCTCCGTGCTCGACGCCATCGAAGCCGCTCTCGGCGGCAAGCGCCACCAGCCCCAAGAACCCATCCGCCGCGGCGCAGAGCGCGCCCGGATCGTCCTCGATCTGGGAGACCTGGTGGTCGAGCGGGTCTGGACCGAGAGGACCGACCGGCTGCTGGTGAAGAACCCCGAAGGGGCCATCTTCCCGCGGGGCCAGGAGAAGCTCGAGGCCCTGTTCAACAGCCTGGCCTTCGACCCCCTCGCCTTCCTCCGGCAGGGCGACCGCGAGCAGCGCGAGCAGCTCCTCGAGCTGATCGGCGTCGACCTCGAGGCCTTCGACACCGAGAGGAAGACGCTCTACGACCAGCGCCGAGACACCGGCCGCGACCTCCGTCAGGCCGAGGCCGAACTGGCAGCGGCCGCGGAGCCCGAGGGGGAGGTCCCGGAGGATGAGGTCTCGATCCAGGCGGTCACCGCCGAGCTCGAGGAGGTGAACCGGAAGGTGGCAGAGAACGCGACCATCCGGCAGGCGCTCGTGGCCCGCCGCGGCCGCCTCGAACAGGCCGAAGAGACGGCCGAGTCGCGCCGGGAGGCGGTAGCGGCCGCGCGGCGGACCATGGAACAGGCTGAGCTCCAACTGAAGGCCGCCGAGGAACAGGTGGCGCTCCAGAAGAAGGCGGTCGCCGAGGATGAGAAGCGCGTCTCGAAGTTGAAGGAGCCAGACGCCGCAGCGGTCAAGACGCGTCTCGCCGGCGCCGAGGAGCTCAACCGGAAGGTGCGGCAGCGGCAGGCCCGGGCGACGCTCTCGAAGCGGGTCGCCGACTTGACCGCGGCCGTCGACAGGGTCACGAAGGGCATCGAAGCGGTCGACCAGAAGAAGGCGACCGCCCTCCAGAAGGCGAAGATGCCCGTCGCCGGCCTCGAGGTGACCGAGGAGGGGCTCACCTGGAAGGGCACGCCGCTCTCCCAGGAGGCCCTCTCCCGCCGGGTGCGGATCTGCACCGCGATCTCCGCGGCCTTGAACCCGGAGCTCAAGATCGCCCTCGTCCGCGACGGGAACGACCTCGACGACGAAGTGCTCGCCGCGTTCTACGACGAGGCCAAGGCCGCCGGCCTCGAGCAGGTGTGGGTCGAGCGCCGGACCGGCATCGGCGAGCACGCGATCGAGATCGTGGCCGGCCGGCTGGGGAGTGAGGCGGGCGCCGAGGAGACGATCACCGAGTGACCATGCGAGCCCTCACCCTGTGCCGGCCCTGGCCGTTCTGCATCCTCCGCCTCGGCAAGGAGGTGGAAAACAGGACCTGGGCGCCGCCGCGAGACCTGATCGGCCAGGATGTCGCCCTCCATGCCGGCGATGGGTGGGATGCCCGGTCCTATCGGAAGCTCCAACGGCGCTTCCCGCAACTCCCGGTCTACTCCCGATCTCGCGACCATCCCGCCGGCATCGTTGCGATCGCGCGGTTGGCTCGCGTCGTCACCAACCCAAGCGAGCTCCCGCCGCTCCAGCGGCAGCGCTGGTGGATAGGCCCCGTGGGCCACGTCCTCGAAGACATCCGAGAGCTTCCGCGCCCGATTCGATGCCGCGGCGCCCTCGGCTACTGGACCGTGCCAGACGAGATCGTCCGGCAGATCGTTGACCAACTCCAAGAGGTACGAACATGAGCCAAGAGCAAGGCACCGTGAAGTTCTTCAACTCCGACAAGGGCTACGGCTTCATCACGCCCGACAGCGGCGGCGAGGATCTCTTCGTCCACCACTCCGCGATCGTCATGGAGGGCTTCCGGACCCTCGACGACGGCGAGCGCGTGAGCTTCGAGCGCGAGCGGGGCAAGAAGGGCTTCCAGGCACGCGGCGTGATCCGGCTCGGCTTCCCGGCGGGCGACGTGCCCGATCTGGAGCCCGAGGAACGCGATCGTGACCGGGAGCGCGGCAGGGCCGACAGGGGGCGCGATCGCCAGGCGGCGCGGAGACGTTGATGCTGGATCTCGAGATACTCCACTTCCAGCTCTTCTGCGGGCTCGGAGGGGCCGGCATCGGACTCAACCGATCTCGCGGGCAGGTGGGCGGCTTCCGGGGCACCACCCGCTGCCTCGGCGGCGTGGACGTCAACCGGAGCCGGATCCGAGACTTCGAGCGGCTGGTGGGCGTCCCCGGGACGGTCCTCGACCTGTTCTCGCGTGAGGGCTACGCCCTCTTCCACGGACACCCGCCGCCGGCGGACTGGCGCGAAGCCACGCCCGATGACCTCCGCCAGGCGGCCGGCGGTGAACGCCCGCACATCATCTACTCGAGCCCGCCCTGCACCGGCTTTTCCGGCCTCGTCACCGAGAAGCGATCGAAGGGGGCTCGCTACCGGGCTCTCAACGAGCTCACCCTCCGAGGCATCTTCCTCGCCTTGACGGCGTGGGAGGACGATCCGGTCGAGTTCTTCGTGATCGAGAACGTCACCCGCATCCGGACCCGCGGCGTGGACTATCTCGACGCGATCAAGGCAATGCTCGACGCCCACGGCTACTCCTGGGCG